CTCAACAGAATACTCGTGATGCTCGTAACAATAAGATAGTAGATACATTTATTAAGATAATGAATCTACCAGTATCTATTGGTGAAAACTTATCTTCTAGTAACTTTGAAGATATTAAAGCTGCAAAAGCTAATATCTTTGAAGGTTTATCAGAGACTTATCGTAATATTAATTCAGTAATTGCTCAAAATTGGTATCGTGATGCTAATATGTCCGGTGCGCGTCTTAAAGCTATTTCTGTTAATCGTGACAACTTCGCCTCTATTAGTAACAAAGCTAAAACTATTATTGACGGTGCACACGGTGGTTTTAGGTTTACTTATACATATAGCACAGAGAAAGAAGCAAAAGACGTACAAAGTAAACTAAGAAAACGTTTTAGAGATGTAACTAGAAAAGGTAAAGAAGTAACAGTAGACCATAATCAATTAGGTTGGAGTTACGATAATCTTAATATAGATAATCGTTTGATTACTCCTTATTCTTCTGAAACTACTGCTCTTATTCTTGATGGTGTAAAAGAAGGCGGTGTTCCTAATGTAGACCTGTATACTTTTGATGTATATAAATCTATTGTAGATTGTGGTGCTAATTATGAAACATCTATTCTATTTATTAATCAACCGGTAATAACCGAACTTATTGCTAGACAAAATGCTAACGATAATGTATTTGGAGAAACTGGATTTAATCCTCTTATTGGATTAAGACGAGACATGTATATAAGATTAGCTAAAACTGTTGGTATTCCTACTAATAGTATTACTAAAAAGACTCGTCTTAAAGATGTTAAGAAAATGCTTGAGAGTAGAGGAATAGAGATTAACGAAGATGAACTTCTTGAAGAAGGAATAAAGGTAACTGAACTAAGAGAACATCTTAAAGATGATGTAGAAAGTACTAGTTATAATAATACTGATAATCTTATATATCAAATTAAAGCGTTAAGAGCATTTGAATATTTCAAAGAGATAAGCGACCAAATCAATTCCAATATGATGGTTATCACTAGTGATAAGTTTGGTGCTGGTAAATCTGTAAATGAAATTGATAATGTTATTAATCGTATTAATGATATTAAAGAAAATAATGTTAGTCGTATAAAGAAAGGTCGGCCTGTTCTTAAAGCAGTTACAGAAGAAGGTAATAAATATCTAATAGATGCTATTTATCCTAAGACTAGTTTCAATACTATTAATGATATTAATCAGGATAAATTAGAATCTGCATATCCTTCTTTATATTATCAGTTAAAGTATAGTTGTATAGCTACTGAAAAGATTATTCGTGATAGTAAGATATTCAAAACTCAAACACCGCAATTCCGTGAACTAGTAAATAAGTTTGGTATTCGTAATCTTCAAACTATTCAACAGTTAGAGAGCTTCATTATTAATATGAGCCAAGCACAGTCTAACTTTGTTAATACTAATAGATTCATAACTAAAAGTGATAACGAGTTTATACCTAGCTATAATCTAAATCTTATTAGTAGTCAACAAGATACTCGTGCTAGATTATATGGATATACTGGTATAGTAGGTAGTTTTGATATGTCTGATATGTCTGAAAAGAATGTAGAAGCATTTATGAAACTATCTCCTGCTAATAAAGTAGCATTGATTCAAAGATATACTTCTGACAATAATCTATTTAAGAGCTTAAACGTCGAATATAAAGGTCGTCGTAATAGTTATGATAGAATAACTATTGTTGATAGTACTATATCTACTGAATCTCAATATCAAATGTTCCGTAATGCTTGGCATAATAATAATCCATTTATTAAACTTGCTACTATGGATTTGATAAGATATTCTATGGTAGTAGAAGGTTATAAATTTAAAGGTGGTACAGTTAGTAAAATTATTCCTGTTGAATTATTATATGGACAAGATACTGGTATTGATTCTGATAATGGAGTTTCTTCAGCTACTAATATTATTAATGATTCAGATAGAGCTATTAATAGCATGATTCAATATGGTAGTGAGACAGGAACTTATGAAAGAGCTAGCAATGATGCAGCTACTATCGAGAAGTTACGTGACTTATTCTTTAGAACTAATCCTAATAATCCTGATGTATTAGTATTTGAGAATAAGAAGTATAAAGAATCCAATAAGATAACATTTAATAGATTAGGTGTTGGAAGACTTAGTTTTAAAGAAGCTCAAGAACGCGGAATGATTACTGGTAGTGAGAATAATCGTAGGTATCGTCATTATGCTAAGACTAATGATAATAACAAAACTCTACGATTATATAAACTAGTATATTATAACGATACTGTTTATATGTTACCTACTAATCCATTAGAACAGAACGAAATTGGAGAAGTAAGCGTTAATCCTGATAATAATAGAATGTTTCTTCCATTAGATATACTAGAAGATGTTTCTATTAATCAGTATGATGCTGCTTTTATTAGTTCTGTAAATATTGGAATTACTTCTGATACTCGTAAGTTTATGGTTCTTCCTAATGTATTTGAAAGAGGAGCTGATACATTAATCGAAGAAGTATTTCCTAATAGTACTGTCTTGACTTCCCCCATAAAGGAGCATCAAATTGATACTTCTCGTAAGTACATTGTGACTATTACCGATAATAATACTCTATTAGAAACTATTGAATCTCTTGATGCAGCTGGTGTTCATGATTATGTAGTTGCTGCTCCTAATATGAATTATAATAATATTCGTAGGATTATTAATGAACGTAATAATGCAGACATTGCAGCTAAAAGATTACAGATAGCCATGACTAAGTTAGATGCTAATGAAGTTCAACTTAGAAAGAAAAGGTCTGATAATTCTGAATCTCCTTATTATGCTCAACTTAAAGCTAGCATTAATCAAACTATTAATGATGTAAATGTTAATGGTATTGGCTTTGTTCCTGTTTTACAAACAGTAATAGATAATACTGGTTTTAGACCTAATGGATATTTCAGATATGAGAAAGAAGGCAATGTTTATATTGTTACTAATTTAGGACGTATAACTACTAAGTTAGTTAATCTTGCTCCTGATTATTCATATAGTAGAAAGACTGTTATTAATAGTGTATCTCAATTAGAATTTCCTAGACGTAATGCTTTAACTCAAGTAGTTAAAGAAAATGCTAGATTAGATAAGTTCGCTAATAATAATATTATTCGAGTTCAAACAGAAGAGAACTTTATTAACGAAGATGTACTTGAATCAGCATTAGTAGATAATGATAGAGAAATCAATGAATATATTTCTCGTGTAATTGAAAGTGTTGAGAGAAGTAATACTAATATTGAAGAAGCAGCTCTTAATGATGCTTTCCGTTCATTTGCTGCTATTGATTTACGTTCTAATACTGCTACAAAGTTGAATGATAACTTACGTGAGCAAGCATTGAAAATCATTAACGGTTATACTAATAGACGTATTGATGATTTCTTATTTGATATTCATAACTTCTATACTACTTATGTTACTAATCCTGACGGTACTTATAAACTAGATGAAAACGGTAATAAGATAGTAATGGAGAAATGGGGTATAACTAATAAGAAGTTATTCGACCGTATGTTAGAAGATGAGACATTACGTACTCGTTATGAAATGTTCCTAGATGACATTAATAGATTTGTAGAAGATTATTCTATCATTGAAGCTATTCAACCTTACGATATTGATGAAGCTCATAGTGTAAGTGAGACAGAAGAAGAAATAGAAGGTTTACGTAGAACTAATGATATGCTTAAACAAATCAAAGATAAGTTCAAACGTATTAAAGACTTAGATAATGTAGTTAAGCGTAGTACTAAGATGTACTTCGATAGTTATATTACTAGTCTTTCTAGTGACCCTCGTGTTCAATCTAATATGCTTAGTATTACAGAAGCATTTGAAGATGAGAACTTCTTCCAGTTTTGGTTAGCTGATAGTCAAGAGACACATATTCCAATAGTTCAGATAGTTCTAAAACAAATGATGAACCAATTAAGAGCTAGTGAGATTAATGCTCGTGATAGAAAGATAGCCTTTACTTCCGCTATTTCAGCGATTATCGAGGACGCAAAAAGCAACGGTGTAAACGTGTCTCTGAACGATATTTTGGACGAAAATGGCAATCTTTTGCTGCCGTATAATGAATCGTTCACTGATAAATTAAGGTCGTTAAAAGAGGCTGTAAAGCTGGCTCAAATTGACGACCCGAATGGTCGGGACGGTCTTATATATAAGAAAGCTAAGGATGAACTAGAGAAGTTCTTAATAGATAATGTAGAAAGAGAGAATGTAAAAGAGTTCTATCAAGACTACTATGATATGAATCAAATACTTAATAAATATCCTCAAACTTATGTTAAGTTAATGAAGATATTACATGAGGAAGAAGATATATTAAGTACGGTGATTGATAATGATTATAGTACTCTTACTGTTCAGAACGCAAGAAGGCTTAAAGAACTTAGAAGTGAGCTAGCAGAAATGCGAGCTACTATTGATATGGACGGTAATTATAAAGAGAATTATCAAGAAGCTAATGCTGTTAATAATTACTTGTCACGCAGACGTCAGTTAAATAATAAGTATAAAGAGAGTAAACCTAAAGATGCTTTTACTATTCGTTATAAACAAGCTATTGAAGGTTTACAATATCCTGAAACATCTGAAACTTATAGAGAATCAGTAGAATGGTTAAAAGATAATACTGATTATAAGTTAAAAGGAGAGTTCTTAGAAGAACTAAAGAAGGCTTATATGGATACTCGTTTAGGTAATCCTTTCGATAGTTTCGTTCGTACTATGGCTTATGGTAAGTATGATTCAGAAGGTGTTATTGATGGTACTAAATTTACCGATGTTCAAATAGCTAATCTAAAGAAACATCAGGAGCAAATGTTTGCCGCTGCTGTTGGTCGCGTTAAGCCAAATGAACAGAAAGCTCAAGAATGGTTAGATAATCATATTAGTTATATCAATACTGTTTACTATGAAGCTATGTATGTAGCTATGAATAAGATGGGTAAAGAAGTATTTGATAAATGGTATACTGATAATCATGTTGTTAATCCTATTACTAAAGAATATGAACCGTTGCCTATTTGGAGACAAATGGTAGTTAAGGATGAAGCTAACAACATGGAATATAGTGCCAAATACAAATGGTTAGAAACTAAAGTTAAAAACAAATATAAGAATCCTAACTACGATGAAATTAAGCTACAACCTTCTACTAATAAGTATCGTAATGATAAGTATTATGGAATGAATAATTATCAGCAACAGTTATATAATGAAGTAGATTCTCTTCTTAATGAACTTGTTAAAGATAAACGTAGTCGTGCTTATATTAATCGCGGTTATTTACCTAATCAAGCTGTTGAACAGCCAAGTCAAGGTTTTGCTGACTATTGGCAAGATTTTAAACGTAGTCATGGTTGGTATGATACTCCTAATAAGTCTGATATAGAACTTAATCTATATAAGAGATTTAGTAATGCTCCTATGCTTCATAGTTTATCGGAAGTTAAGTTACTTCCTATTCGCGAACAACAAGAAGGAGAAACTAAAGAAGAATATCTAACTTATGTTCGTGAAACTCAAGCTAAGAATAATGAATTACGTAAGCAAAGGGCGCAGGAAAATGCAGAGCGTAATAATCCAAATGTTCTTGAAAGACTTAATTCATTTATAGATAGTATGTATAACTTTAATACTCGTAATGATATAGCTAGATTAGCTAAGATTACTAGTAATCAATTACGTAATATGGATATTATTAAGAGAAATCCTAATAATAAACTTATGGATAATAGATTACTTAGTAGAATTACTGGTAAACAAGAAATACGTACTACTAAGAGTGACGATTCAAATATAGTTAAACACTTCGAGAATCAAGTTCGTAAGTTAGTATTTAATGAATTTGAAATGGATGAAGGTACTCGTTCTAAAGTATCTCGTGTTATGCGTAATATGGTATCTAGTAAGTTTATGATGTTAAATATTGCTGGTGGTATTGCTAACGTTCTATACGGTAAGACACAGATACAAATGGAAATGGCTGCCGGACAATTCTTTAAATACAAAGACTTCCGTAAAGGTGAAAACGAATGGATGCAGAATATAGGTAGTTATCTAGCAGATGCTTATAATGAAACTACTAATAACGAAACCAATGCTGTTATTAGATTATTCAATGTTATTGAATCCGATATGGTAACGGAACGTTATGGTAAAGGTAATAATCCGATGGGTAAACTAGAGAATCTATTATTTATCCAACAGACAGTAGGTGAACATTATATGCAGAACGCTACATTATTAGCTATGCTTCATTCTCATAGAGTAGTTAATGTCGATGGCAAGAATAAGATAATGTCATTTGAACAGTACGCTATGAATCTTAGAGAAGAAGCATTACTTAAAGTTCTTCGTAAGAATAGTCCTGAATTAGTTTCTAAGTATGAAACTTTTAAAGATAAAGTACTTGAATCTTATGTTGAGAAAGAACGTTATGTTAAGTTTAAAGCTGATATAATAACTGATTTCTTACGTTCGATTCCTAAAGAACTAAGACAAGAGTTTAAAACTACTTATAAGGAAGATACTAAAGAAGAACGAATTAAGTTTGAACAACATCCTTCATTTAGAGAAAGTCTTATATTGAAGAATGGTGTTGCTACTCTAAAGAAAGATAGCGGTCTTACTAATGATGATATTGCAGCTTTCCGTAATAAGGTTATATCAGTTAATCATCAGATACATGGTATCTATGATAAGATTGGTGCTAATCAGCTACAACAATCATGGTGGGGAGCTTTACTAATGCAGTTCCATAAACACTTAGTTCCTGGTTATCAAAAACGTTTTGGTTATCGTTTGGGTCACTTTGACGGTATATATAATGAAACTCGAGAATCTATTAGTAAAGGAACTTATGTTAGTTTAGGAGAGTTTATAGCAATGCCATTTAAGAAGTACTACGAACTTAATGATAGTAACGAACTTCAAGCTGTTCGTACTCTTCAAGGTATTGCTAAAGGTTATGCAGATTTTGTAGCTAATCTTACTACTTATTATAATATTCTTCCTGAATATGATAAAGCTAATATTCGTAGATGTTTGGGTGAATGGATAGCTATTACTAAAGCAGTAGCATTATTCATAGTTGGTAAGTTAATGCTTGACGATGACGATGATTCTACGCAAGTAGCAGATTATATCTTATATAGTGCTGACCGTCTAATGTCTGAAACTATTCAATATACTCCATGGGGTATAGCTAATGAAGGTAAGAAACTATATAGTCAACCTGTTGCTGCGTTAAGTATCGCATCTGATAATCTTAAATTACTAGAGGCTTGTTGTAGTTATATAGTTACTGGTAATCCTGATGATTTATATTATAATTCAGGTAGTTATTCAGGTGAGAATAAACTTAAAGTTAATATAATGAAACAGATACCATTAGTTAATCAAATTATAAAACATCAAAGACTTGGTGCTAACAACAGTTACTATAAAGTTCGTAGTAGTCCATTTAGTGGTCTAGGTCAAATTGTTGCTAATATGATTACTGATGAAGATGAAGAATAACTAACTACTTAATATTACAACTCATAGGAAAAGCCGGATTGCTTGTGAAAGTAGTCCGACTTATTTTGTTTATATCAAAATAAATACTACCTTTGCAGTGATTAAGTACCTACCGTCTCGGACTGTTGTACGAGATTTAGCATTTGCTATCTGACTAACTAGATTAGTTGCGTGTAGTGTGGAGAGCTAGGGAACTCGATTAGTCTTAGTACTTATAAGTACTATTTCATTTAGGCAGTGTCTCCGCCCTAGTGCAAAACCTCGGACGATAAATAGAAACAAAGCTACAAGGATTAGTAGAATGATTGTCAATAGCGATTGATTTAGATTCACTACCCAAAAAAGAGCCGAATACTATTTACTCCGTCTATGACCTCACTATATCCAAAAAGTTCCCAAATGTTCTATCTAACGAAGAACATCTTCCATGAACACTATCCCCAGTGCCGTTAGTATTATTGTTTGAGTTTATATTTAAGAATTTCTTTTAACTCATCTTTGTTAATAGTACAAACATTTCTATTACTTTTTAGTTTGATATATTTATTAATACTAGATTTTAACTTATATCTTATTGTTTCAAGATTATAAGACTCTATTTTTGTTAATTCTCTTTCTATCAAATTAAATAATTCAATAGTTTCTCTTTCTGTTAATTTAATGTCTAACATATTGTAATTAATTAAGTATACAAATATACTATTAAATTTTTAATTAACTTAGCTTTACTATATCTCGCTCGCCTATCGGCTCGCTTTCTTCCCCCATAAAGGAGTTGGGTTAACCGTACTTCCACTCCTTTACGGGGGATTTTAGCGAGCTTTGCGAGCGTAGATAAGACCAGTAATACAATTATCATTAGTACGTTGATTTTATCCAAGTACAGTTTAAAAAAAAGAACTATCAATAGTATTGCTACTATCAATAGTTCTAAGTTCATTTACTTTCTTTCATATCTTTCTTTGCTCTTGCATATCCTTTAGTATAACCTTCAACAAAACGATTAGTACATAATCTTCTCATATCTAAAGAACAAGGATTATAATCACACTTTCCACAATGTCTACTTAATCCGTCTGATTGATATGCTTTTGCTTTAACACTTACTTTTATTGCCATAATATAAAAAAAGAGTACTAGTATTTCTACTAGTACTCTTAATAATGTATAACTAAAATGATTATTGTTATTTATTTATTTTCTTAATGTAGGTTTCTTAGGAAAGAACCTTTGTCCATAAAATAAACCTAATATTTGTATTCCAATTATAGGAATACAAAAAATCAGTATAGCTAAAATCATATTAATAATATATATGATATAACTACAAATATAAAATATGACTTTAACCACAATCATTCTATCTTATACTTCTTCTCTACTTCTTGTAGTTTCAGATAAATACTATTACGAGCTTTAAGTTTTGGCAGACTAGCTGCATACCGCATAGCTTTACGAATTTGATTACGCATGAACTTCTTATCCGACTTCATCTTTTATTTCTTCTTTTGGTTCAACATAAGAATTCCAAGTATTAACGAACTGATTAAGTTCAACTACTACTCTTTCTCGATTATAAATATCGTTATCAGGAGTAGGAGTTATATCTTCAAGAATAACATGAAGAGTATTACTACCGTTCTTGTCTTGCATACGAGCTAGACTATTACACTGATATACCTTATATGGTATTTTAGGATTTACTACTTTAGAATTATTTCCATAAGTTTCTATGGATAACACATTATTTAATTTAAGCATACTTTTTAGTTTTAAATAAGTTCTTTGAAATCAACGCCAGCTCTTGTAAGACGAGAAAGAAGAGTATCAGAATAGTTTCTCATAGACGTAAGCTGACAAGCCATATCATTTCTCTCTTCTGCATCAAGTTTCTTAAAGAAAGGATTGTCATTAATAAATTTATTAAGTTTACCAATCTTATCGTTAAGCTCTTCATATTCTGTAATTACTCTTTGAATATGAGGAGGATATTTACTTTCTTTAGGTTTAACATTAATACCGTATTTAGCCCATTGAAGAACAAAACCAAGATGTGCCCAAAGGTCATTAACAACTTCTTCCATAGCATATTTTTTGCCAAGTTCCTCACTATAATTCTTTGGGTCAACACAAGAAGAATGACGAACAGTATCGAAACCACTACGAGTATGAGCATTAACAACAGTAGTCTTTTCTCCTATTGTTGTAACATCTACATCTGTAATAAAGTTCTCAACATCTTCTTTTAGAATCTTAGTACCGTCATTATTATCTGAAAGAGGATAATACGCAGCATCAGCTACATCTTTCGGTGTCCAACTTTTATATCCATCTGGATAAGTAACTTCATAACCCATATCATCAGGATGAGCATTACCTATTTTATAACCAGTTGATAGAGCCATACTAGCTCTCATTGGTTGAAGTTCAACCATTTTAATTCCAATTGCTTTCATAATTTAATCTTTTATAGCTTTAAAATTAAGAATAAAACTTTCACAACTACGACAGAACTTTTGTCGCTTATCATTAACATAGAGAAAGGCATCATACCAATCTCCGTTAAGAGGATTCTTACTTTTAATCTTAGTAATAAGAGTATAAATATTACCAGTTTTGATATGTTTGAATTTATACCCTTTATTTCTAAGTATTAAGGCTTGAACAAATGACTTTAATTCAATCTCTTCCATTATTTACCAGTATGTCCAAATCCACCTACACCACGTTCAGTAGAACCAAGCTCTTCAAGAGTTTCAACTTCATCCCAAGTAATCTTTTCACGACGACGAACAAGAAGTTGACAAACACGGTCACCTGTTTTATAAGGAAAACCATTCATAACTTGTTCAAGTTCTTTTATACAATCGTTTGTTACTTCTTCGATTCTATTAGTAAAATGTTTTAGTTGACGAATAGCCATAAGACTATCTTCTACACAACGAGACAAATGAATGTTAGTACGATTCTTGAAAATAATAAGAAGTTCACCTCTATAACCCCAATCAAGAGTACCGGGACTATTAGGCATATAAACATCAGTTTTAGTATTGCTACTACGAGGACGAAGTTCCATTTCGTATTCATCAGGAAGAGCAAAATGTAATCCTGTATGAATAATAGTTCTATCTTTTTCTTCGTCATATTTTATACTCTTAGCATAGACATCACAACAAGCATCACCTTCTTTACCATAAGTAGGCAATGGAACAGATTTATCTTCACGCCAAACTTTAACAGATACATTATCAATATCTTGTTCTAGTTTAGCATATAGTTCATCTTGTGTTAATAAACCAGCATTAAACTCAATAATAGCATTAGCTATTGCTTTACTTAATTTACTCATTATAATTATTGTTTTTAAATTTATGATAAGGACAATCAGTAGGATTACTAGGTCTTCTCCAAGTAATAAAATTATCCGCATCTTCATTCATACATACGTAGGCTCGATAATAATAATAATACCGTTTTTTATCTCTTATTTCTAAATAAGCACAGTTACCACAAGTCCTTACTTTATTCTTCTTTTCCATATAGATACTTTAATAAATGAACAAACCTGATTATAAATATTACAAATAGCACATGACCTAATATTGGAACAAAGAATAAAGCACAGTTAAGAGTAACTGTGCTTATTACTTCATCATTTAACCTTTCCTTAGTAATCTTTAATGCTATCCCAGCTATTACAATCTGAATAAAACATTCTATAACAGGAACATCTAATAAGATTGTTTTTAATACGGTTTCTAACTCCATTCTTTACCACAGTTAATACACTTAAAAGCAATTGGGTCACTTTCTTCTTCACGTGGAATTTCTTCTAGTTTAGCACCACAATTAGGACAACGTGGAACAGTAAATAACCCAATTAGTTTCTTAATAAAATTCTTTATTCCCATACACCAGCTAAAGCATAATTGAGAGCTTTAAGACTAGTATTATAGTCACCCTCAAATACAGTATTCTTTAAACGAAGCTCTTCTGTCTTATAATCTTTGACATTAGAGAAATAACCAGTAACAGCATTATAAGCACCATAAGCTGTACCTGCTATTTGTCTTTGTCCAACACCTTCTTGATAATACTCGAAAGTATCACAAAGAGTATTTAGTTTCTGCATAGATATTTCAGCAGCTTCAAAAGCAGAATTGTTTCTTCGGAATAAACCATTGTATAGATTCAATTCGTCTACTCTTTCAAATTCTCCCCCCGTAAGGAAAGTTGCCGACAGATACTTCTTTACTTCTTCATCCGATACTTTGGTCTTAAACAACACTTTATACATATCTTCTTCTTCCTCTATCTTACGTTCAGTAAGACCGAGTATTTCAGGAACAGTAAGTATCTTAGTATTGACACCTCTATTATGTCTAAAAGATATATAGCTTTCAGCAGATATTTTAGCAGAATGAAGAGCGTTCATACAAATAACTCTTACAGGAGTAATCATCATTTGTACAGCACTACCACCATCATGGCTATTAGTAAAGACAAAATAATGTTGAATAGTATCATTAACACCACCAATATTAATATCCTTGTCAAAACTAGCTGACATGAATATCTTTTGTCCATAACCAAAGTAACCTGCTCTATCAAGTTTAACTCTACCACCAAGAGCATCATCGAAGAATCCGAAAGCCATTTGATTTTGTACTACTTCATAACGAGACTTTACTTTCCCAAGAGGAATGTTAGAATCTGTACGATAAGTTGCAAATTCACCAGGAACATCAACAAATTCAAACCCGTTAACTACATTAGGAAATATAGAACCGTCACGACTAGCACCACTATCATGTGCTGGCATTTTAGCAGATAGCTGACATTTAGCAACTGTATAATCGAGTTTAGCTTTTACAATAGCTTCTTCTGTTGTCTTACAATCGCTAATGTCTACACCTATTTTACCTCTCCAAGCAATTCCTTTTGCTTTGAATTTACTTCTATAACTTGAATCTCTAAAGTTAAACTCCATAATTATATGTATTTACTGATTTCTATCATAGCTTGTTCACGAGTACATCCAAAGGCATTCATTATTCTTTGAATAAGTTCTTCTACCCAATCTTCTACTTCAAACATATTACTTAATTATTAATGATGTATTACTTTCTTGTTTAGCAATAGTAAGGTCAGCATCCATACTCAAATTAGCTGCGATAATAGATTTACTAGTACAAGACTTAAATTCTACCTTATGAGGATTTTGTCCAATCCATTGAGCAAGATTAAAGTTAGTAACATTTGCAAGTTCTGATAGACGAATATGAATTGATATTTCAGTATCAATAGAAAACACATCGTCAACAGTAACATCTACAAATGAAGATTGTTCAGATTCCTGCTCTTCTATGGGGGAACTTTCAGCTTTCATGTGAGCACTGATAATACGAGATAGATACTCAATACTAAGGCTTTCCTTAATTTCAGTACTTGCAAGATATTCAGTAACTATATCCATAAAATGTTTGATAATGTCGGCAATACGAACATCGTCTAACTTAGTAACAGTAGTATTACGAGAATAGACTTTATAAGTACTACCTTCAATTACTTTGTTACCGGACTTGCCCGTAGAACCAAACATTATAACAGCTTCAAGAACTGCTTCTTTAAGACGTTCAAGAGTATTATTTCTTGTTTTCTTAATTTGGTTAACACGAGCAACTTCGTCACTACATTCTTTAACGTCACATTGATAACGTTTAATTACTTGAAGATAATCTCTAATCTTATCTTTAAGATTATCTTCTGTAATACCTAGTTTAGCAATAACTTCTTCTGTTGCTTCACCTTCTTCGAGTTGCAAGATAATATCCTGCAACTCTGCTTTAATACTAAATAAACTACTTCCCATTATGTTTTGGTTTAAAAAACGGTTTATTTTCAGTACTATAACAATAGAAACTATTAGGACATCTCATACTTCCATACTTTTCACAGTTAGAACATGAACGAGTAACTTCTTTATTCTTTATCTTTAATAATTTCTTTGCTAGTTTCTTTAGGTTTTTCATATTCTTCTCTAATTAATTTATTCTGTTCTTTAATAGCTTTCATAATAAGCTCACGAGAATCCCAAAGACTTTCAGAACCAACACTTAGATAATAATGTTCAAGCACTTCTTCATTAGACATCTTTTGGAAGTCTATAATATGAGGAGTAGCTTTAATAACATCATCAAACTTATTGGTAACATCGTTCAACAGATTATATAGTTTACTACGAATAACTACATTATCTGTATTGTTCTGTCTTATTCTAGCAATAAGAGCAGGAATTATCTCACTATTATGCATTATCTAATGATTTAATATATTCAATAGCTTCATCACGAGAATCACACAACTTATCTAATTCGATATTGCGTTTCCAACCATCTCCTTCATTAGTAATAACAGTAACACCATACTTACCTTTGAAGGTAATACCATTAATATCTCTATTATAAAGTCCATGTTGATTATCTTTTTCAGAACAACTTAGTTCTACTATATGATTACCAGTACAATGATAACTATCAACAATAGGAGTAAAGAAATTACTTCCTTTAACTACACTTTGAAATATTTCAGCTCTTTCCATATTACTTAGCTAATAATTCATCAAGATAAGCATCTAGATTCTCGATAATCATATCTAATAATTCTAATTGCTTTTTCCATATCATTAGATTAAAATGACCGAGAAAGTTATCAGTTCTACGAGTATAAGAAGTGTTACAATCTTCATAATTACTTTTAGCTTCTATACGAGTATTCTTTAAATCTTTTATAAGACTAGTAAGAATGAATACTTGTCTTTTCTTATCCTTCTTACTTATTTCAGATATTATATCAGAAATGCTGCTATTAATATTAAGCTCCATATTTACTTCCGGTTTGATTACGACACCATTCAAGATTAGACCAATGATTATTAGCACTATTACCGTCTTTGTATCTAACATATTTATATACATTAGGTTTAGGATTAGTAACAAATGCTTTAGCAACGAGAGTAGCTATAAATAGCTTAGAACTATTACCATTGTGAAACAATGTAACATGAGGTCTTTCACAACCTTTACCACGATACCATTTAAGATAACGTTTACGATTATCAGACCAAACTCTTCCGTCTTCTCCTACACAATAGTTAGGGAATTCTGAAATAGTAACAAATCTGACTGTTGTTTTATTTTCTTCCATACTTTCTATTTAAATAATATGCACGACGTTTAGCTTCTTTAAAGGAATAAATCTTCCTATGCTTAATAATATGATTAAACAAGTCAATAGGAGCATAAACATCAGGAGTTCTTTTAATCTTACCGTTAAGATAATCATCAATCTTCTTATGTAATTCTTCATAGGTTATTACTATATGAATAATTCTAAGACCATGACAATAAGCGTTATTATCGTTAGGTTGTCTAACAACAACATATCTACCTTTATCTTCTCCTTCTTTCATTATCGGTTTTACAAATATAATCAATCTTACTAATAGACCAAAGAAAATCTTACTGTTTTTAAATATACGTGATTAGTGATTCTAAGGCTCACTGTTGAACGCAAGGCAAAAATAATATAGTTGTTCAGGTAAGTATGGTAAATCGCATAGAGACGAAATATCGGGTATTCTCGTTGATTTCCCCCATAAAGGAGTGTCGTTACTGTATACTTCCGACAGTCCTCTTTGAGTATAAGCTAACGATTTATCTCACAATCAGAGTATACAATAGAAACACTAGCTTTACAAGGGAACAACAAAAACCCTACTGCCAATCTCTCGACTAACAATAGGGCAAGGCATCAAACCATGACTTACTTTAACAACTTATACACTACAAGGGTATCATCCTCTTCTTCTTTTTCTAACTTAACGTTAGTATCAGATGTAACACGAAGGCTTCGTATTATATCAGAAGCATTAACAGAATAATAACCATAATCTGAAACAGATACATTTCGGCATTGACTTTGAATATCTTCTGTAAGAAAACCTAGATATATTGATTCTTGTCCTTCGACTGGGTCGAACTTAACCATTAATAACATCTTTAGTTTATCTTTCAGATGTATGTCTTTTATTATCAGTTTCTTCTTCTTATAGTCTATATAAGATTTATTATAATTAACTTTCTTCTTCGATATTATTTGGTAATCCAGTAGGCTCATTATTAAGTATTTTAATTAAATTCCCATGACTTGGGACATTCTTCACTCCTGACCTACATCTATATTCGACAAATGCTGTCTTACCAATAAGTTTATCTTTGTTAAGAAGATAACTTTCACGAGTAGAAGCATCACCAATAGGCATACATTCAAACGTTTCATTATTAATATCATTACTAAGAACGAATTTACTAAACTTAGGTCGTTTAGCTCCTTCGGGAATAACATCAATAATCTTAAACTTACCGTCTAATATTGGTTTACTTTTATACATAGTAGAATTACGTTTGCCAAATTGATATGTAGCATAAGGATTACGAAGAATAGCTCCCTCGAACTTAGCTTCAACAAAGATGTCTCGATATTTAATAATATCTTCATCTCCATTAAGATTATCGTAAGTATGAATAAGTACGAAACGTTTCTTATTATTTATGTGATAATCAAGAATAGCTTTAGCATTAACGTAATTAGGCATCTTAAACTTACCAAACTCTGACTTCAATAATGATATACGACTAGTTTGAATCATATCATCGATAGCTAAGTCGTAACACCAAAATTGAAGAAAGCGATTATATGGACTTTTAAGATTCTCGGCAGCACTTAGAATATCATTTAGTTCAAGACCTGGAATATATAATTCTCCGTCTAATACTAAATTATCTTCTAACATACGATTGAATTGTCTATCTGTAAGTACTTCATCCAACATTACATTCTCTAATACTGGACACTTATATTCAAGTCCTTTACGACTACGAAATACAAGTCCTTTAGTTTTAAAGAATCCTTCACCACGCATAACAGCAGATATATTACAACGAACACCATTAATCTTCATTTGAGCTAATAGTCCTTGTTCGTTATTATATTCATATATCTTAGCTAACATAGGAAGAACAAAACCTTCGTTATTAGTATTGTACTTAGGAAGATAACAATTAAGATAATTAATTAAATCATCTTCATTTGTTATTTCAGCAGGAGTATTATCATATAATTCTCCTAATTCAGTACCACCTTCTCTACGTTTAGCAGCAACAATAGTTTTCCATTCTTTCTCAACACCTCTAGGCGGAACATATTCAGATGTAGTACCTGTCTTACCAACAATACCATATTTTAGAATTATCTTATGACCTAGTATCTCTGCTGACCAAAAGATAGGTTTACCTTGTGCATTACGCTTATAAAGAGTAATACTTTTCGATTCACTCATACTTCTTCAATTTTATATTTATTAGGTTGTTCACGCATAAGACCAATAGCAACCTCTCTATCTATTATCATAGACTTATTAGTATCTATAACAATAATCCTAACTTTAGGATTAGGAGAGGAAGATGTAACAGATTTCCGCTCCTTTATGGGGGAAGATTTGGTAATCCGTTTACTAGTCTTATTAGTTCCCTTTTTCTTTTCGTAAACAATAGGAGGATTAACTTCTTCATATTTAAGATTAGCTTCATGAATCTTTTCAAGAGATTCTTTATCATAACCTAAATATATAAGAGCTGCCATTATCCATCTATATCTGAAATGAATAGTTTGAATATAAGGATAATTAGGTAAATCTAATTCGTGAAGATAACTAGAAATAGTATCACTAGTACCGTTAACTTTAAGATTGTGTTGAATCATTCTTATATCAGAAGCATCTAACTGATAACTAAACGGATTTACGTTGTTTAACTTCATTTGCTGTAAGTCTTACAATTATGTACTTTTTAGGTTTACCTATTCTCGCATGATAGAACTTGAAACACTTTAGATAATCAGTACTTTCAGTCCACTGTATAAAGTTTCCTTTAGATACAGATGTATTAGCTTCATAATTAAACTCTCTTGGAATCTTATGACTACTATACATATCTTTATCTAAGTAATTCTTAATGATAGCTAAGTGTTCAGGATTATCAAACTCAAAGTTACCATAAATCTTTATCTTAGAAAAGTCAATTGGTGTACCATCAGAAAGAGAGATATGAATTAAAGTATTAGGATTATCAACCATTTGTTGCTTAATATGATTAAGATACTTCTCTTCTTCATCTGTTAAAGGATACATAAAATAATAGCTATAAACATTTCCGCTATTACCGAAACTGTTTATAGCTATTCTATTTAATGGAGCAAATGAATTAAAATCAATTACTCTACGTTCTTCTTGTGCCTTTGGAAGTGGCACATATTCTTCTTCTCTACTCATATTCAAATAATGATTCAGTTTGTTCTATAAACGAATTAATAGTTTCTCTTGAATACATACTAACTAACTCCGAGAAATCTTTAGCACCATAACTTCTTGGAATAACAATAGGTATAATACCATATTCTTTTCGTAATCTACGAGCACCACGTACTCCTGTCAGGTCACAATCGAAAAAAGAAATAAGTATTCCATTATCATTTAGCTTAGATTGAAGCCAGTTATATTCGTAATCTTTGAGAACATAGCTCTCCGAAGTAACATTAATTACTCCTATTTGAGACTCTGACAAATTCCCCCGTAAAGGATAGGAATGTAACCAGTAACTTAATGCTAGATTGTCCTTATATGATTTAGTAATAATAATTATATCATATTTAGGTTTATCAAGATTAAGTATTCCAACAAGACCATTATGATTAGTTATAAACTTGATTTCTCCCTTATTTCTATCTCGAAGAGGAAAATAACATTCGATATTATAAATACCGTTACTATCAAGTCCAGTAACATAAGCATAACAAGGGTCTGATTCCTTATATGTATATTTAGGACTAGGTTGACAATACCTATTAATATACATTTGGTCAACAGGATAGACAAAATGAGTATTAAGCCAATGTAGACTAACTCCCCATTTTCCCCAAATATTCTTATCGTTATTAGTCCAAGTTCTAGTAGCTATTTCAATAATTGGTTTACTAGCTTTGATTTTAGATATTACTTGTTTAAGTAAGATTTCATTCTCTTCATCTACTTCTCCGTCATATATTATCTTACGGAAAGTATAAGCTATATGCTTTAATATATAATAGAAATCTGCCTTATTAGCAACATTTATATGACGACCAGTTTTAAAACTTAGTACATAAGCTACTAGGTCGAAACAATCACCAAAGAAAGAGCCATTAAAATCACGAGCTTTTAGCTTGTGTTTATTATTGAAAGCAAAACCAAATGTTGGATGATTATCAACACGTAAAGGGGAGCAAATAAGTTCATTATTTTCTACACAATTATTAACTACGGATATAGGTATACCCATATATTTAGCCATAATCATTTCTTGACTAACTTTAGATAATATAAACTCTTTTGTTAAGTCTTGTCTTATTCCTCTACGCATAGTATAACTAGATAAAATAAGCCTAGCTTTTACACTAGGCTTATAACATTATTAACGAAATATATTTGGATTACTTAGAATGGAAGTCCACTATTATCTTCTGTTTCAGGAGCAAAAGCAGAACTTTCAGTAGAAACAAATCCACCTGCTACACCACCTGCAAAACCACCCATAGGCATACTCGGATTAACAATTCCTGCACCCATAGGAATACCACCAATACCGGCAGCAGTTCCAAGATTAGGAGCTTTTCTTTGTTTAGATTGTACACCTTCCATTGGAGCAATACGTTCTTTAGTAATGTCGAACATTAGACTTGGTTCTTTGAAATGGTTAGCATCAAGCATAAACTGTTCTTCAAAGATTCCTTGACTTACAATATTTGGGAATACCAAATCGCCTTCTTCTGAACCTTGACCAGAGAAAGCCCAATCACCTTTGTTCTTATAATAGCGATTAAGTCTGAACCAAAATTGTCTAGGTTTACCTGTCTTATCAAGTAATGCAGATTTACCATTTTCTCCACCTGTTTCAACAAGTTTAACTACATTGTCAAACAGAACTCCCCAAGCCTTGATAACATCTTCTACTTCAACTGGTTCATACTGACCATTATCGTCATAATCAACATAACCAAGTTCAAGCATTTCAGATTCTTCATCAGTCATTTCACGACCTTTGAATACAACCACATCAAGGAAGTGTTTAATCCAAGCAAAGTCCATATTGATAAACTTCTCTTTAGAACCACCTGGGATATAGTCAACATTACTTTCGTAAGCCCAAAAAGTCTTACTAGCAACACGAACGTCAGCAGGATTAGTATGCAAAGACGTAGCTTCAATAATAAGTTGCGGAACAGCTTTTCCAGCAAATGCAGGACGCACATTGCTATCTTCTTTCATAGTTACCCAAGCAACACGAGCATGAAGATGTCCAACAAATAACCAAATGTTATTAATAGCATCTTTATGAGAGAACTTCTTACGAGCAGTAGTTCTTGTCTCATTACTAATACCTCTACGACGCTTTTTAGTTGCAGTAGTTGCAGCATTATTAGCTGATTGATTAACTACTGGTTCTTCTACTTTAGCACTTTCTTCTTTTTGAGTACTCATAAAATTTATTTTTATAAAGATTAATACTAACAATAACAAGTTGTACAGGCTTGCTATTGTTTATTGCAAAGTTTCCAAATATAATAATTTTCTAAATTATAACCAAATAAAAAAGAGCTAAATTCAATTAAGAATTTAGCTCTTTATAATCTAGCTTTTATCTAACCGGAAGAAGTTCTTATTTAGAAGATTGACGAGCAATCGGTTCTTCATCAGCTTTGAAAGAAATCTTGTAAGCGTTAACTTCAACAGTTTCTTTTTCATCACCGATAACTTTACCAGTTTCAACAGAAACTACGAACGGTTCGTTTAAGTTAACCTCGAATACACGGTTAAACTTCTCTGCTTCGTCACCGAGATTTTCTTTCAGTTCCGACCACATTGAAGAATCAGAGAAAGTCAACGGCAAACCAAGACCAGTAAGATTGGAAGAAGTAGAAGTACGAGCACCGGAGTAAGCACGAGTAGTAGGATTGTAGTCATCAATAGTAACTTCTTCTACTGACTTACCAACTTCTTCTGCGATTCTTTCTTTGTTAAGTTCAAATGCAGCCGCTTTCTGTTCAGCAGTCATACGAACACCTGCAAGTTTGATTTCTCCGTTCTTCTCGAACAAAGGTACACCTTTACAGATACCATATTCACCAAAGTTCTGAATAAGAGCAGCACGAGCAGCTTCTGTACCAAACTCAATATTGTTTTCTTCGCACCATGCCATTACTTCGGCATCACGTTCAGCAATAGCTGCATCAATGCCAGCAATATTACTAACAAACTGTACGTTATCACCAGGAATAAGACCCATGATACGAGTTACTGCACCTGCCAAGCTAAACTTAGCTTTAGTACTGTTAGCAGTCAATGTAGGTTCGTTACTAGCTTGCATTACTCTCTTAGCGCTTTGTACGGCTGACATTCCAAATTGAAGTCCCATAGTTGTAAAAATTTAAATGATTAATAATTATTAATACTAGGCTTAAAGCCTATTGTTATCTTAGTTTTTGTCTTATTTCGTATCTATTGATTAGTAACAGTTAGACTTCTATTACTATCAAATCTCTACAATATCAGCATCACTGATATTCATATTGTTTACTATCTTAGCTTCTGTTGTTTCCATACAACCAAGTATAACATCAGCAGCTATATCACGAGCAGCTAGTGTAAACGCTCTATGTCCAATAAGAGTTCTCATATATTTAGTATATGTATCTTTACTAGCAAGTCCAGCAGTTACAGCGTCACTATAACTAAAATGTCCTATACTAGTAATAACTCTGTTATCTACCACACGAGTAAGTTTATATTCAGTAATATAATCACAAGGAACATTAGGTATTCGGAAGATTGGAACTAATCCTTTAGCTGCAAAATCTTTAGCTTGTTGTTGATTAGCTGCAACTCCAAACTTATTATTTAACTGATATTCCTTATATATAGTACCATTATAATCTTGATAATTTCTAACTGGATAAATACCAATTTCATCATTATCAGAACTAGCATTAAATTCATCAGCTTCTTTCTTGCTTTTGAATCTCCTACAATACTCTGGTATCTTACTATCAATATAAACATTATTACCGTCTGTATATTCATACAGAGCTATATAATCTTTAGTGCATTCCCATGTTATAGCTGCCTTCAATAATAACGCTTTAATTAAGTGAACGTCTAATGTAGTTTTACCATTAATAACTCCTAGGTGTTCAATACAACTAGTAAATGGTAAACCTAGTTCTTTAGCACGACTATATATTGCAAGACCATCTTGAATAGTCTTAATACCGCACTTATCACTAGACATTACTGATTTCAGATACAACTCTAACTTACTCCTATCATCGGGATTGTAAATGTCTAGGGTATTCAGAGCAGAAGCCATAATCATACTATTATTAGTAGGTTTTGCTTTTGGTTCTGTCTTAGCTAGAGTTTTTTCATTCTCTGTCTTTACTTCTTCCATTATTTCAAAGGTCGCTTATTGATTACTCTACAAAGATACTAATTTCTTTTATAATTCCAAAGATTAGCATCTATTATTCTCCTATTATGAAATCATTTTCACTATCTTTAACTATTTCATAGTCCCTGCCTCCTTTCGTTTCTGCTAGCTTCTTTTCTTCGTTCGTACCTTTACAGTATATCTTATATATTATATTAGGTACAGAACTAAAAGATAGATTAGGTATTCGATATTTTAAGTCTCGTATTGAGCTGCAAAGAGGTGAAGTGAAAATCACTATATCTACAACTCCTATAAAGCTCGTATCAATAGAATTATTTGCCGACAGTACTTTCATATAGTCGTCATTAAATAGCTCCAAATTTCGCGTTCTCTGCGCTCTTGCCTGCATGATTACTGGCTGTCCTATTTTAGCTCCCGTCTTATATACTTTCGGTTTACCTTTCTTATCATAAGCCTGTATTCCTTCCATATCATTATGATAGTTTCCGCAATAGTCATATTGTAGAATACTTATTCCAGTTTGGAATATCTCACCATTAGTCATAATAGATTTACCTTCATATTTTATATTAGCATTTAGGTACTCTGTTATCTTTCCGGCAAACACTCCATTCTTTGAAATAATAAGTATTCTTTTGCCTATATTTTCCTTAACTATATCAAGTATTACATCTAACTTAACAATATTATCAGTAACTACCTTAGTACGTTCTCTAATAATATTATAAGTTTGAGTAACTCTCTCAACTAAAGCACTAGGATTATACAGTTCATCAATTTTGCGACACATTGCATCAGTCATATCCATTTTAGCAGACCAACCATTACTTTCTGCTACTTGTAATCTACAAGTTTCAGCAGCAATATTAAGTCTAGTATTACCAACACGACATTCCTCTAACTTTTCAAAAGTACCAAATATAGTAACACTTTCATTAATATATTGGCTACATTTATCATAATAGATTCTATCAGCATCAGTTAGAATAACACCCTTTTGATACTCCTTTATGGGGGAATGAATAGAACGATTAATTAAGTGAGCATAATTAATTTCATATACTTTAGGAGCATACTTATACATAAGTACAGCATTGTCAGCAACACTATCAATAGAATTAGTAGCAAGTAGTTTAAACTTAAAGTAATTACCACTATACTTCTCTGCAATCTTTCGGAACTTCTTAACATTAATAGTAATAAGAACATCTTTATGACTACTAGGACTAGGCTTATATGGAGAACGTTCTACATATTCACGAGTAAGTATAAGACATTTCTTATCGGTAATTAATTGTTTATGAATTTCCTTTAGTTCAGAAGTATTGTCAAGATAATAAGTAATGTTAGCTCTATCTTCCATTGTTTCTGTTATTATAAGAGACGTTAGATTAGGAGTTTTAGCTACCATTTTATCAAGCACCATTGTAACGAAATTCATTACGCTTAATGGTTCTGATAGAATAACACTACCCACACCTTTGTTATCAGACCATTTATTAGCTGCTTCATTATAAATATCAGTTACATCGTTCATAATATAAGTTGTTCTTTATAATTCTTAGGATAAACAAGAGCATAACTACGACTAAGAGGACTACGTAGAAGAATAATATCTGTATATTCAATAGTATTCCAACCAATATCTTCAACAAAAGATAAGATTAAATATTCTAATAGTATATTATAACCTACTACCATTCCTTTAAAACTATCATAGTCAACTTCCTTTCCTAGATTATTTATACATATCTTTTCTATATCCATATCAGTCAAATAAAGTATTTCTCATTCCATAGTATTTCTTAACTAAACGTTTACCTTTACCTTTATTATTACGACTTTGCTCTATTGGTTCTATAATAGCCATAGCTTCATTATAATAATATAAGTAATTAACATTTAATTCAGATATATCAGTATCATCAACAGTATTACATATAGAAACACGTTGACCTGCACATAGAGAACTTTTCTTAACTTGTTCTTCATTATATTCGTTCCAGCCCATACTCTCGACTTTCATCAATGTTCCCCCCGTAGAGGAGGTGTAAAACCTTGTATTCCTCTGCACCACATCTGTTCTTATCTTTCCGTCTACAACATGAGTAAACTCTAGTCTATACTTATGATTAACATTTTGAGTACGACAGAAATCAAGAATAGATTTAGCATTTCTAAGAGTTTCCATAACAGGAGTACCATTAATAAAATATTCAGTAACACATTTAGCTACAATAGGAGAATTATATCCTTTAGATAAATCCTCTAAGAACATCTTAGGATTCATTCTACCTTTGAACTTTCTGCCATTATTTGGTTTAACAGTAAGATAACTATTTACTCCTTCTGTAACATATTTAATATAAGGAGTAAATTCACCAGTTAAACCAACTACTTTTTCCCATTCATGACAAAGATTACAATATAATTCGAACTTATCTTTAGGTATTATCGAAACAATACCGTCGGTATTAGCACTTATTATATGAATTCCTGCAAGTTCAAGTTTTTCTATTAACATCAATAGAAATAATTGACCATTAATAGTTACTTGATACATTGCTTTTTTATCACATAGGAACGATTGTTCACTTCCCATTTTACCAAATATACCAGCATTTGCTACAATCTTTAGACAAGCAGCAGCAGTAGCATGTTTATCTCTTTCTATAACATCAAGAGATTTATCTTTGGCTAAATGTTTATGTTCTAGTCGTTCATCAACAATAGTATCAGCTATACGAAACCATGCTTTAGGAAGTAGATGTTTCTGACATACTTTAAGACTTCTAATAATATTAGGATACATTGAATTAATATCAAAGTCACAGATATATATATCAGAAGTACTAACTCCAACAGCACCATTACTATCGTAAGGATTACCAACAGTAATATCAGTAGCACCTGAATAATCAGCAGAACTATGGTAAATGTTCGGAATCTCGTTTGAGTGTAAACCGCCTGTTGCGATAGTGTATGACGTGCCCATAAAGGTAAATTCCCTGTCAAATTCGCCCTTTTCCCCACGTAGGGTTAGCGAACGTATGCCTGACAAAATATCGTTCAATTCAGGGGTCGAAAATGCGATTTTATCTGACAAGATTTCGGAAACCAAGATTTTCCTACGTATTGTCTTAGTATCAATAAAGGCTTTAGGATGTAGACCAGTAAACTTACTATATAGTTTAACAATAACTTTATCAGCTATTGTACTTCTACTAGCAGAATACACATCTACTTTATATTCCTCACTAATACGATACCTTAGAAGAATTTCTTCTTGATTCATTCTAATTAGCTCGGCAACAATATATACATCATTGTCGTTATAATCAGCAATTTCATTAAGATATTCTTTAGGAATAAATCGCTCAAATACATTACGATAATGAATGTTAAGTTCTCTATCAGTCATTCCCTTTGCTTCGGGTAATCTCTCGTGATAATAATGTCTATCTAAATCACCAATAGATGGCATAGTATACTCTTTTAGATTATACCATTTAATATTAATAGAAGTCTGTTTAAGACTCTTATGATAATGGTCTAACCTGAATATTTGGAATAAATCTAAATCTCTAAATGCAACGTTATTACGAAGTATAAGAGAAGTAAAGTTATCAGTCCAAAGAGTATCATTATTAGAACTACGAATAACTCTCTGTGATGTTTCATATAAGAATGTTATTAACTTACTAGGCTTATCAAATTGATTATAATACATAAGCAATGCACTTAACATTAAGCGGTCGTACTTCCGATTATTATATCCGAAATAGTCTGCTTTCTGTTGTAACCAATATAATAAACTGAATAAATCAGTATCATCATCTTCATATAAAACAAAACGTTTCTTAGGTATTGTTTCTAAACGTTGTTTTATCTCTGCAACAGTAAGTTTATCAATAAGAGGAATAGCTTTTCCTTCATTATCAACACAATCACTAAATACTTTGAGATAACTACGTAAATCAACAAATACTACCGAGAAGTAATTTCTAGTTACTTCGACATCATAACACATAGAGTTCATAGTTATACTTTATTTATTGTCCATAACACAAATATAAACGATTTTTGCATCTACTACAAGCTGTATATAATCTACGAAGAGTATTGTCTATATCTCCCCACGGATTACCAGTTCTAGTATCAAATACAATATCATTTATATCTATATACACATCAGCATAAGTACTACCTTGTGCTTTATGACTAGTAAGAGCAAAACCATAATCTAAATCACGACTGAACTTTACCTTACCAGTGGCTCTATCTAATAGATTAACTAATAGTAAGTTTCTCTCCCTAAATTCATAGTATTCTTTCCAACGTTTAGTTCTATTATATTTATCAGCATTAACAGCATTATAAATATAAGCTTCACCTAACTTATAATAAAGCATAGCATTATTATAATCAGAATGGTCTACTACAAATAAAGGTTTAGTTCTATTACCACCATTAACTTGTATGAAGGTTACATTAAATCCATGAATATCATCTTTATTACGAAAGTTCTTAATATCATGTATTATATAATCTTCGGAGTTAACAATGATAGTATCTTTAAAATCATCAATAAATGTATTATAAGACATTACTAAATCATTCTTAGTTAGAATTGCTTTACCACTATCTTCAATAATATTTTTACGAATGAATTTGTTCCAGTCAGATACAGATTTATTAGTATAAGTAACGAGACGACAAGTATCAACATCTCTAGTAAACTCTTCATTATAGAATCCGTCTATTACAAGAGATTGAAACTCAAATGCACCACAAGTATAATAACCTTTAGTTTGAGTAGAATCAAAAGCATACCGATTTCTATTAATAAACTCTAGGAACTTCCAAGTTCTATTATCAATATCTTTTCTTAATATCTTTAATAACTCACTAACAGGATTACTTTCTTCTTGTCTTACAATTTGTCTAAGAGTATAAAACTTAATATTATCGAAACAACGTGAACGAGCTTCTTTAACAGGTGGCAACTGATAATTATCACCCATATAAATAAGCATACAACCAAACTGTTCACATTCTCTTTCTATTAGAGTTTTAAGATTAATACCAATCATAGATGCTTCATCAACAATATATAGCTTATATTGTTTAATCTTCTTTTCAGCCAATGGGTCGAAAGGCGGATTATTAACATCAAAATCAGTAACATCTGTATTAAGTCTTAGACCTAAATCACTAGCAACAGTAGATGTAGCATATCCAGTAGATACACGAAGTACACGAGCAGCTTTATGAGTAGGAGCAGCAAGTCCAATAACAGATTTAGCTAAACCACATCTTTTTATTACTTCACGTATCATATAAGTCTTACCCGTACCAGCAGCACCAATAAGCGCACGTCTATAATCACCTTCAACATAACCCTTTTCTATAAAAGCTACAAGATTCTCATAAGCAATCTTTTGGTCACGAGTAAAACTATTTAAGACACTATCATCTTTCTTAGCATCATCAAACTTTTCAAAATTCATTGCATTTCAATAAAAATTTATCAATATTATCACGACATTTAAGAATATAACCTTTAACTGGTAATCCTATCTTAAATGGAATATAACAACTAGGCATAGTACAATAAGCATCAGTACATCTAACAATCTTAGTAGGTCTACCATGACTATCCAATGCACGAGTATATATTGTCTTAAAGCCTTTACATGAGTATGAACGTTCAGATAATGTAATAAGTTTATCAGTACCTTTAGGATTGAACTTATATTCATTGTTATGTAGAACAATAGTACCTACAACAATTTGCATTATTACTTTCTCACGAGGAATCTTCTTTTCCTCATTTACAGCAGATAGTTTAAAACTTAGTCCCATATTACTAAGATTTAACAATTTGATTAGGAAGATATTGTATACAACACGCTCCTTTACGGGGGAATATCTTATACTTATCAGTATTCATAATCCTAGGTAACGGAATAATTTCACAACATCTATCATCATGAACATCTATAATAATGCAATGATAAGCATTAACATCTGCATCATGAGATATAACAGCTTTAAGTCCTTCAAAATATACATCAAACGTACTATCAGGATTAACACATTGTTTTAAATCTACAACCATATTAATTAGCTTTAGTTTTATATATTTCGTATAACTTACTAAATTCATCAGAAGGCATACATACAATAGGAACATTAGTATGCATTTGGTCTTTAGGAACAATACAATTTCTAGCAGTAACAATTCTATCATCTTCAACAAATATAGTTTCAAGAACTAAACAATTACCACCATCTAGTATTTCCTTACACTTAGGACAAACATATATCTTGTCTGTACCAAATACAATAAGCTCATCACCACAAACTAGACATTTACCAGTTGTGACAATGAGCCTACCATTATCTTGTTTAAACTCGTTTAACTTCGGCATAACTAGGTATACGTCTCCTTTCTTCCATTTTAACGAGTTTAACACTTTCAAATACATTAAGAGTAAAAGCTACTAACTTATAGCTCTTCTCTTGTCTTCCAAGTTTTACTTTCCTTTTAATCATTACGTTTAGTATTTAATTATTATTTAATAGGAGCATCTGACCGCTCCGCTTCGCTCCGCTTTCTTCCCCCGTAAAGGAGTAGTGCTTCTCTTACTTTCTTCTTTATTTCATTTAGAGTTCTACTATTAACAACAGCATTATTGTTTTTTACTTCATCGCTACATAAAGAATTACTATATAAAGTTTTACTATATAATTCTTTTACATTGCTTTCAGTATCATAAATGAATAAATAGAAACCAACATAAGTAGTAGGTTTAGCTCTACCAAGATGAATATCAATAGATAGATATTCTTTACCTAATACTTTTACCTGTAACTTTTGAAGTTCTCTAACTAGTTTAATAAATTCTTTTTCTTCCATGTCGGTATATAGTTTTAATTAATAATCATAGAAAAAGGAGCAGACGCTTCTGCTCCAAGCTAAATAATTAACATTATAAAAGTCCTAATTCTATCTCACGACAGTAATTTAACTAGGGGTAAAAATTGAATAAAGTTTTGTTCTATCTCACGACAGTAATTAATAAACTTGTAACAAACACAAATACTATGTATTTATAGCTGACATTTTACGAAGAGGATTTCCCTTACTTCAACCATTTGGTTAATGTTTCAACTTAGATTAGTCATCATCAGAGCTATCAGAATAAGTAATAGTACGATTCTCACGAACAGTACTATTCAATTAATAATTCCATAAAACCAATAGCTATAATTCTCACGAACAATAGTTATTATACTACAATACGACAAAATTTTAGTTTAACTAAAACAGACAACAAAATATCAATCTTTATATATCTTACGATAATCTACAAAATAATATTTAGGATTAGTTATAATAAAGTTTTCAACAATATCTGCTGCTTCATTAGGATTATTTCCTTTATAAATATTAATAGGATTTTTTCCTGTAAAAGCATTTCTAAATCTATTATACTTATCAAGAAAAACTAAATTATCATCAGAAGAATAAAATACAGTGTATACATTATTTTCTTTCTCGTGATACTTCTTACAAAGATTATCATAACCTTCCATTGTTTTATCACGAAGTTCTTCCATATATTTGACGTAATTAGTCATTATATCATCCCATTGTTCAATAGCTTTAATCTTATCTTCAATAGGATAATCATCTTCAAGAATATTATTAAGAAGAATATTTAACTTCTTAACATTAAGACTTTCAACATCATCTTTAAGTGATTCATTAAGTCCACCTTCAATAAACTGTCTATGAAATTCTTTCTTAGCTTTAGCTAAAGCATCATCACCCATAACAGCTGCAAATATTGATTCAATAATTTCTTCCATTATAATAAGTTTTATAAGTTAGACAATAAAAAACTCTACTAATATTATTCTAATCTCACGACCTGAATAATCTTAATAGAGTGGAAACCGACATTTATTTTAACCCTTTTGTCAGATATTAATTAAATAGAGTACGTATCGGCATTATACTAAACGTAAAATAATAACTGCAATAGCTCCTAAAGCAATAAGAGAAGCAATAACAAAACAAACAGTATTATACTGTCTCTTAGCTTTAAGCTCTTCATAATCTTTATTAGCTTTATCTAACTTAGATTCGAGAAATTTAATGCCGTCTTTAAGAGCTTTATTATTAGCTTCCAATTGATTATTAGCAGCACTTAATTTAGAAGACATACTACGAAGAGCTTTATCTTCATTACAAATATTCTCATACATGACCTTATAATGATTAAGACCAGCATCAGACTTTTCATTAGACTTACGTAAACGAATAACTTCTGTCTTTAACTCATTGACAGTAGGACGTTTCTTACTAAGAACATCAACTTCTTTCTTTTCATTCATAACTATTAGTATTTAATTAATCTTCAATATGAGTTATATCTAAGTCGAGGTCTATGTTATCCTCGCTTAGAGTATTTCCAGTATTCCAATTATTAGCCATCTCACAGTCGAGATAGTCTATATCGGCTACTAAACCACAAATAGGAAATTCTACACCTTCGTCATACATAATCGTAAAATTTATAATGCAGGTACAAGTATAGTGATAAATAATTGAAATACCAAACAATACTAATAATTTTATTAATTGATATTACATACTATATATTGTTCATAAGAAGTAATAATATCATTAGCAGGAAAACCGCAATTAAGAAGAGTATTAATTATTTCCGCAGAATAGACATCTTTACAAGTAATAGTAAAGTTTTCATTATTGAACTTACGAACAACAGCAGGAGTAGTTCCTTCAATAAAATATATATTCATAGCACCAACATTATATTCAATAATATCATTTGCATACTTAGATAATACATTTCTAGGAGAAACAGAATATCTCAACTCATTAAAAGCTCTACTAGCAATACTTCTATCTTTAAATGATATAACAAACTTGCTATCAATGCTATTAGTAATATTATAACCACTTGAATCGAAACCATATTTTTCATCAGGTTTAAGATATTCCTTAACAGTACGAAATGCTCGTCTATAATATCTGAACCAATAAGTTCTTTCAGCTAAATCAGAAGTTTTACTTTCTAACTTTTCTGTAAGTGCATTATTTGTTTCACGACATTTATTTAGTTCATATTCAACATTCTCTAACTCAATAAGACTATTAGTTTTCTCTTCAATAATCTTATTTAATTGAGCAATACGTTCTCCACGAAGATTAAGTTCATTATTAAGACCATTAATTTGATTACGTAATTCAGTAATTCTATTATCACTATTAACAAGTTGGTTTTCAAGAAACTTAATACGTTCAGTCAACTCATTATTAGATTTAAGAGATTCAATCTCATCACAATCTTTAATAGTATAAGTATTACCAAAATCAGCAAGTTCAAAAATAGAAGCAAGTGATTGAAAATCTAAATCAATTATACAACCACTAGCTTCAACAATAGTAACTCCATTTGTATGAGATACAAGAGTTATATGCTTTTTATCATTTACAATAGCTTTCATAAATACAAGTATTAATTATTAAGAATTTAATTTTAGAAGTAGAATCCATACTATAATAATATAGTACGATATAGTAGGCGAATAAAACTAATAACTATTATATAAGTTATTATAGTTTGAACTAAAGAACGAATGATAATAACCTTCTTATAAGAAAGGTAATTAAACATTAAATAACATAAGCATATAACTATCCCAATTAAAGATAGAAATATATGGAACTGATAATCTGTCATGGTGAAGCAATATCAAATAATATTAAGAATATACATAAAGTAGACGCAACTATTATTAAAGCGAATAACATAGTAAGAAGAGTAATCTTAGTGTTAATAAGAAACTCACTGCATTTAATAAGTGCGATAATAAATAGTAATGCTAAGATAGTAATATCGTAGTTAGACATAATAGTATAAGTTAATAAGTGGATAAGATAGAGAGTAAAAGAAGTACAGTAATGTCACTCCTTTATGGGGGAGAAAAGCGAGCTTTGCGAGCGGGACAACTCAAGCTACACAACAATACAATTATTAATAATAGTATTACTAATAGTACTATTCCCGTTATCAGTTGTAATACATAGTATTGTTATTATCGGAATCGTCGAACTACTATTGTCAAAGACAATGGTAGTGACGCTCTAACAATAGCAACTATAATATAACAGTAGACAATATAATAACAGACAATATAATAATAGTATTAGTATTGATACTATCAATCCGATATAATAGTGAAACTATTATAGAGGACTAACAACAAGCAACAAGTACTGTAATAGTAAGGACTATTATAGTAGAAATGTGATAATTAGGACTATTATTAACAATAGTATCTTCAACTCTAAGACTATTAGAACAAAGTTCTAATAGGATTAGACAATCAACAATCAGCAACTATCAATATAATAGTAAGGACTAAAACTATAATAATCATGTCTAATAATAGGTTTATTATATAAATATGATTCAAATCCTAACTCCATAAACGAAGTTGTAGAAGTAATAGTCGTAACATTGTAGGTAAGAGAAGTGAGTTAGAATGAAGAAGTAGAGGTAGGAGAGGGAGTAGTCCCACTACTTAACCAACTCATCTCTCTTATCTACATCTTCTAACTATTCTTACTCCACTACTATTATCTCACTCTATTGTCTACTCTACTATCTAGCTTAACGTGGAGCCTTAGCGACCCTTCCGAGCATTGATGTTGTCAATACTAGTAATAGTCTTGATACTATTGATACTATTTGTTGTTATTGGTGTGATTGTATGAGCTTGCTCCTATTGTCTACGACAATAGTCACCGACCTTGCGGACGGTCTTTTCGACCCCTATATATATATATATTATAATTATATACTTACGTATATAATATATATATATATAATATAGACGCATCTGATTCTGTATCAGATTTTCTAACTCTGCTATTAGTCCCATTACTCTTGCTTAACGTGGAGCTGCTGCGACCCTTAAAGTTTTGATGTGGTTTTGCAAGGGTTTTAGCTTATCAGTTGGTTAGCTTCGCTTATCAGTTGTAGCATTTCGCTTATCAGGTGACTAGTGTCGTTTCCAATCCCGATTAGCTTTGCCAGACGGCTTTGCCAGACGGCTTTGCCAGACGGCTTTGCCAGACGGCTTTGCCAGACAGCGAGCATAAGTCGAGAGTATTGTCGAACACATAAGTCGAGAGTATTGTCGAACACGTAAGTCGAGAGTATTGTCGAACACGTGCCGAATGGTGTGACTTTAGTTTAGTAGTGGAGATTTCTCTCCACTACGTAACTGGTTAAGCAGCACCCTCTGCATCAGGTTGGTATTTAGTCAACATGTCAGCGACGAGCATTTCGTCTGCAAGAGACAGAGTTCTCATCGACAACTCATACGGGAAATACTCATAACGGTCGTGTTCATTAACATGTTCTTCACGAGACATTTTAGCGGAAAACGGATTGACGAATACCTCACCTTGTGCAAGCACGTGTCCAAGCACGCTAATACGTGCCTTCTTGAAGATAACGTGCAACACTGACAACGGAGCTGTCATAACAGCATTGGCAAGCATTGGCTCGCCCTGACCTTTGAGAATCGCAGATAACTGAATACGAGTAGTAAATATATTACGAGTTGTAGACTCGACATAAGTACCACTAGCAGCATCTTTAACAAACTGTGGTATGTTGCGATTAACAACCACAGTAAGAGCACCAGCATAACGACTACTATTATCAATGATATTAGTAATCATCAGACTGTCATGATTCTCAAAATCAGGACGGTCAAGCAACAGACGAACAATATCGTCTGCTTCCTGTCCTTGATACTCGGATAGGTCAACTATACGAGCGTCAGCAGCTTTATCAGTAGCATCATCAGTAGCAACTGTTTCAGCGTTAGCACTTGCTGCATCAGCAGCTTCTTTTGCAGCTTTTGCAGCTGCTTCGGCTGCCTTTCTAGCAGCATCATTAACTTTAGTTCCCATAATAAAATGAAATTAAATGTTATAAATCAGTCGGCAACTGTTCAACCAATGTGCATCCCGACTATACACACAATGGCAATATGTTTAAAGTCATTTGGTTTGATAGTAACTGCAATATGTTTATAGTCATTTGGTTTGATTAAGCCAATAGTTCTTTAACAACATCGTTAGCATCTAGTATAAGTACTAACACTACTAATAGTATTAGAAAGCTATTCACATGGCTATCATACAACTTAATGTAATTTAGATGTATGAATACTGGCACACCTAGCATACTCAATGCTAAGTGTACCACTTTAATCTTATCGCTAGTATTCATACGTATCTAGTGTAATAACGTGAACAAAACTTGTCGTAGGTTTCACCTGCACGACCATACTTTCTCCAATCCCGTTTCTGTCTGCTAATAGCAGAAAGATAAGTAGCAGTAGTCATAACCACTGCTACTAGCAATAATATCAAGAACACCATTACTCTTTAACAATAACAGGTTTATTAGATTCAACCTCACCGATCTGTTCTTTGAACAGTTCTTCAAGAGCAACGTAACATTCTTTGTTGATTCTATAACTAAAACCGCTGTTACAAGTAACAACAACACTAGAGGTAATACTATCACTGTTAGGTATAACAACAGTTGTGTTACTACCAATAATAGTAACATTTGCATCATTAGTAATCTTCATAATCTTTATATTTTAGAATTAGACAATCAATAGCAATATGTTTAAGGTCATTTGGTCTTGACGGGGGTATTGGAATTGGTTTGAGAGTAGGGGGCGTTGGTGGTAGGAGCTTCACCTCGATAAAAATATACTCACGAAAAATATTATTTTGTGGAGTAGAATCAATAGTAGCATTTCTAGTAGTAATTCTAATATTGCCTCTTAGTCTATTTTTTATAGTATTCCTTATAATGCCTCTAATCCTATCTCTAATAGTTCTATTATCAACATTTCTAATTCTATTTCTAATAGTAGTTTCAGTCCTATTCCTAAGCTCATACACATTAGTACTTCTAACAATAGTTCCTAATTCTTTCTTTCTAGTACTTCTAATTCCCTTTGTATCTATTGTTGTTAGTAGTCTAACTCTTCTTATAGAAGAATTATCCTATTAGTTAGTTCTATTAGTCTAATCAATTCCTTTAAGTCCTTAATTAGTCTTACTTATATTATATAGTATTAGTTGTCTACTGGGTCTTATTGTGTAAGCCCTTTCTCCTCTTCTATCGAAGAGTTCGAAGATTTAGCATTAGGATTGTAAAAATAGAATGGTAAGATTTAGTCGATATTTTGGTTAAGTAGTAGACTTGTATTAGAGTGTGTACTAATGTGAACTAGTGTGAATGGATGTGAATTATACAGCGAATACAATTCTAAAGGTTTTTTAACGAGTTAGATATTGATAGTACGAATATTATTCGTATACTTGTACTATTAATGACTAGTGCTTATATTACTCTTAGTAATGCTAGTCAACTTAATTAATAGTATTAACAATCTAATTAAAGTAATCATGTTACACTTAGAGAACAAAACTAAAGGAGAAACTTTCCTAGTTCCTCAACACATTGGAGAAATTGATTTCAAATATGTTTCTGACCGAGTTAAAGACATAACTCCGTTTAAGCATTTTGGTATTGTTGCTATTATTCAGACTGCCAAACTTCGTGAGATTATCAATCCTGATTTAAAGGGTACTGGTAATACTAAGTTCATATTAGTTAAAGCTAATTATGGTGACGATGTTAAAGAGATAGATAGAGCTTTTCTTAATCGTTTCTTATATGTTGCTCCTTCTGATGTATTTACTGGTATAGATTGTAATCCTCGTAGTAACGAACTTACTCCTTATAATCTTGCTGAATTTATTCGTGGCGACCAAGACTTGAATCTTAGTATTGCTCGTGGTGAGATATTCCGTAAAGTTGGAAGTGGTTCTGTTATTAGTTTACTTGGTAATGATGTTACTCCTGCTACCGTTGAAAAGAAAGGAGATAATGGTAAGTTGATTACTACTATTGCTGAAACAGTAGTTTGTATTGGTTATAAGATTGTTCGTCTTTCTGATATTCAAGGACAGAATACTATTGAAGGTCTTCCTGCTAGTGGTAAACCACAGAAATTTATAGTAGCTACTAATTTACTAAATATATAAACTAGATGCCTTCTATTGATTTAAAAGAGAAAAAGGAGTTATTAGTAACTCGTCCTGATATTATTGGTTTATTAGGTGTTACACCTCTTGAAGCTGAAATAATAGATGATATTATAGATAATATCGAAGACCAAATTGTTGATAGAATTAAAAGTCTACAACGAGTTTCAATTCCTTTTATTGGTGGATTTATTGTTAATGAAGCCAAGTTAGATGCAATAGAACATCACCCCGTAATGAAGGCTAAAAGGCAAGAACTTACTAATGAAGAATATTGGAAATTTAAAAAGCAATTAGTTACTACTCGAACAATTCAACGTAGTAAATTTAGAAGTAGAACTTCGATAATATCTCGAACTGTTAGACTTAATCGTAAGTTAGCTGCAAGGAAACTTAGAGAGTTTAATCAAGATGAAAGGTCTTTTAAATTATATATGTACTTCTTTAGTAAGATGAAGCCAGTTAATGATTCTGATTACTATATTGAACTAAGAAATAATAAAGGTTATGATTACGAAGATTGCCCCTTTGGACTTAACAGGTATGATTAGCGTTGACGAACAAGGTTATCCTTTTGCTCCTAACGTTTATCAGATACAGGATAAAGATGTAAGAGAGTTATATCTTCGTGATACTAGTGAGGATAAACTTCGGTATCTTAAAGAAGCCGGAGTTGTTTTTTATCTAGCCGACCCTAAATCTCCGCCTAATCAAATGGGATATAGTCGTTCAGAAGCTTTAGCATCTGCTAGAGCTAATTACGCTCTTCCTAATGATTGGCAACCTGATGCTCTTATTCTTCGTCTTATTGATAGATACCATGAAGATAAGATGGGTGTAGCAGGTGAAGCTCTTGAAACTATTCTTAGAGCAGTTCATAATAGTTCTCGTGCAGCTAATATAATTAGTGAACAACTTACTAACAAACTTAATACTGGTCTACAAGCAGAAGATACTTTACCAGTTATTGATTTGATAACTAAGTTAAATGGTATTATTAATATCATTCCTAATCAGATTAAATCTTTAGGTGAAGCTAAGCAAGCTGCTGCTCTTGAAATAGAACAGAAGAAAGCTCGTGGTGGTAAAGTAGTTACTAGTTCTATGTCTGCTAAAGATGCTAGTGATTTGGAAGCTCAAGTAGAAGCTCAAAAGAGAGAATTAGGATTGATAAGTGATAGCATTGTTAACACTCCTTTACGGGGGAAATACGAAAGTACAAAATGATACCAGTTAAACCTGAATATAAGCAAACTAAGTTATACTTTGATGAACCTACTCATAAGTATACTGATAATTGTGGTAATTCTTATATTAGTGCTACTACTATTATTCATTCGTATGTTCCTAAATTTGATTCTAATTATTGGGCTAAGTACAAAGCTAAAGAAGAAAACACTTCTATTAAAGACATAAAGAACCAATGGGATACTATACGAGATAAAGCCTGTGATATGGGTAATGTCTATCATAATAGTTTTGAAGATGGTATTCGTCAGAATAGTAAGTTCTTTAATGCTATTAAATATCTGAATAAACAAGAAAGTAAACAAATGGTTACTGTTGCTGATTTAGATGTTGTTGATAGTCATGTAAGACTTCTTGATATTGATGCTTTCATTGAACATACTGAAAACAAATATCCTGAAATATATAAAGTATTCAAGTTCTATACTGAACGAGACTATAAGATATATTCAGAGATAGGAGCTTTTCTTCCTAAATATCTTCTTAGTGGAACTATTGATATACTTCCTATTCGTGAAGATGGCTTTGTTATTCTTGATTGGAAAACTAATCGTACAGGTCTTAGATTTCAAGCAGGTTATTATAAGAAGGATAAAACTGTTCGTCCTGTACAAGAAACAGATGAATGGATTCATAAACCCGAAGATGTTTTACTTCCACCATTTGGTGGTCTGCCTAATTGTAATGGCACTACTTATGCTTTACAGTTAAATCTATATGCTAAAATGGTTCATCTTATTACCGGTTTGCCTTGTCGTGGTTTAGCTCTTTGTCATATTGAAGTTCCATTTGTTCTTAACCAATATGATAGACCTCAAAGATTTAAAGATGGTTTTCATATTGATGAAAATAAAAGTGAAACGGCTAAGTGGTATAAGATTCCTAGACTAGAACCTGAAATAGATACTATGCTTAATATCCGTTATCAAACTGTTAATGGAAGTCAGAAACAACAAATGAATTTATTTGTATAATATAAATGTAATATCATGGCTAAATATAATAACTTATTAATAGATAGATGTCGTACTGTTGATTGGAGAAAGACATTAGAGAATAAAGGTTATTCTTACTTTGATAAAGGTAAGTATAATCTTAATCTTATTGGTGTTCGTTCCAAAGAACATGGTAATGAGTTCAATGATGTTTTTATAATTGATTATTGGACAGCTAATGGTAAGAGATATACTCCTATATATCCTTGTACTACTGACCCTGGTTATAAAAGTCTTACTAATCCTGTTAATATTAAAGGTTGTGCAATTCTAGTTCCTGGTCAGTATCGTGGTTGTTTTAAGAAAGGTTATCATAAGGGACAATATCTTGCTCTTGTTCAACATAAACCTGTTAAAGTATTCCGTGATGCTAATAAAGACTTTTATCTTGATTGTGATGAATCAACAATAGAAGAAGGAATGTTTGGCATTAATATTCATAAAGCAGGAGAATCAAGTATTGTTGTTGATGGTTGGTCTGCTGGTTGTCAAGTTCTAGCTAGAAGTATGGATTTTAGAGAACTTATGAATATAGTTAACTTAGCAATTCCTTTGTGGGGCGATGTATTTACTTACACGTTGTTAGAAGAAAAAGACTTAATAATATGAAACTAAAGAGTATTGGAATAGGACTATTAATAGTAGTAATCGCATTTGTTATAATTGGAGTATTAAACAATTTTGTTTTTAATAAGGAAAATGTAGAAGTCCCACTTATCGTTCCTGATACTATATATCAGGAAATAAAAACAAAAAGAGATAGTTTACAACTAGTAATAGATTCTATTCTCAATACTCTTAATAATACTAATCAGTATGAGAAAGAATTTGATAAAGCAATTAGTGATACTGATAGTATTGCTATTCTCGAACGCTTCATATATCTTGTGTCAAAACCAATCGAAGTTGAGAATCCAAAGGTTGGAGACGAAGGTAGATAGTTTACAGCAATCACACTCCTTTACGGGGGATGGCGGAGCGAAGCGACGCCTAGATAAAGAAGTATTAAGAATAGCTAATGCAAAGTTAATACTTTCAGAAGAGTATAAAAGTCAATATGAATCCTACAAGAAGTTATACGAACTAAAAGTTAGAGATAGCTACTTGCAGGATTCTATTATATCTAAGCAACGTGAAGAAATAAAGAGGATAACAATACTAGGAAATCAAGCTATTGTTAATCTTAATAAGGAATATAATAAGTCTAAAAGGTATAAGAAGCAACGTAATGGATTTATAGCTAGTACAGGTGTACTAGCTATTCTTATTGCTATACTATTAAAATAACTAATTATAAGTATGGAACTTAGTGAATATCCCTTTTATCAATTCTATTATGAAGAAGATAAAGGAAAGAAATATAAGCACGCAAGAGACTGTGGATATAAAGACCCATTCGACCATTTCTTAATAGGAGAAAGTGGAGGGTTCTTAATGAATATTGACCCACATAAGCGTTTTGTTAATACAGACCTTCTACGTCCTGCTGCTGTTACTTATGAGAAAGAAGGAGTTTATACTAAATTTGCAGTAGATAGTATGCCTCATATAAACTTTCGTAAACAGGAAACTCTACGTAGACTTGTTGGTTTTAAAGCTCCTTGTCTTATGGATACTAGAACTGGTGAGATAGAAGATGTCTATATTACTGGTGAACATTATAATTTTATTAATTATGGTCGTATTCTTAAACTAGATACTAAAACACTTCGAGTAGAAGAAGGTAAGGTTACTGGTCGTAAGATAAGAGGATTTCCTAGATTTATTGATTGCCAATGGTGGTACTTCTTAATTAAACAGTTTTGTCGGGAGAACGGTTTGTTCCTTATTAATGATAAGACAAGACGTGGTGGATTTAGTTATATGGAAGCTATTGGTTCTGCTAACTTTATTAATCTTACTCCTAACCGTGCTGTTATTCATGCTGCTAGTGATAATAAGTTCTTGGTTCAGTCAGGTGGTCTATCTGACTTTATGAAGAAGCAAATTATCTTCTATGAATCTAATACTCCTTTTGCTAGAGGTATTGCTAAGATTGATGCTAGTGATTTTATCTTAGGTTACAAAGACCCTAGTACAGCTATTATTGATGATAACAGTTGGAATAGTGCTTGTATATCTGTATCTACTAAGAATAATCCTTCTGCTGCTGTTGGTAAGGATGCCGGAGAAATCAAATGTGAAGAGATGTCAGAGTTTGAGAACTTTGATGATTTTATGGATGTAACTGAACCTACTCTAAAGACTGGCTCTGTTACTACTGGTTTTCTTAATGCTTGGGGTACTGCTGGTAAAGCTAACGCAGGTTGGGTAACATTTGAACAAAATTTCTATGACCCTAGAGGTAGAAACTTTATGGCATTTGAAAATGTATGGGATAAAGATAGTAGACCGGAAGTATGTGGTTACTTTAAACCTTATTGTTGGGGACTTGAAGGTTATAAGATTGGCGATGATAATCAAATTGCTACTCTTACTTCTCTTGATGATGATGGTAATTCTGATATAGCTCTTGGTTTTCAGATAGCAGAAGAAGAACGTGCCGCTGAAAAAGCTAAGAGTAAATCATTTGCTAAGTTTATTAGTTATTGTGGACAATATGCTAATATGCCTAGTGAATCATTTAGTTCTGTAAGTGAGAATATATTTAGTAGTGAGATATTAGATGAATGGGAACAAGAACTAAAGATGTCTAATAAGTATAACTTCTATATAGATGGTAAGTTTGTAGAGTATGATTCAGATAATTTCGAGTTTATTCCTAATGAACGTATTGCTGCTACTGGTGGTGTATTTAAGAAAGACTACTTTGATTATATTAAGAATGTTCCTCGTCACTCTAATGAAGACCCTGAAGGTTGTATTCGTAAATGGTTTAATCCAATTAAAGTAGAATATATAGATAAAAAGACAGGTCAGCTAACTAAAGGTACTCCACCGGGAATATATAGTATTAGTTATGACCCTGTTGGTATTGATAAAGATAAGAAAGAACTTACTAATAAACATTCACATAATAGTATTAAAGTTTGGATGAATCCTTGTATATACAATGGTTATCGTCCTAGATTGTGTGCTGTATATTATGGTCGTCCTGATGAACTAGAAAAAGCAGATAGAATCTGTTATTACTTTGCAGTTACTTATAATTGTCTTGGTACAACTAATGTCGAGATTAATCGTGGTGAAACAGTTAGTAATTTTAAGAAGTGGAAAGCTGTTAGATACTTAGGTTATCATCCAGTTCATTTATGGGACACTAATATTAATACTAAGAAAATTAATACTATTGGTTATGATATTAGTAGTGAAACAGTTAAACTTGATGGTCTTCGAATGTTAAAGGAAATGTTGTATTCCCCCATAGGGAAGTTCGAGGATGGTCGTGATATGCTTGTTCTTCATACTATATATGATTATCAGTCAATACTAGAGTTAAAGAAATGGTCTAATACTGGTAACTTTGACCGTGTATCTGAAATGATTGTTCGTGGTATTGAATGGGCTGCTAATGATAAGTTTGCTAAAAAGCAGCTTGAACATAGACAGAGAGTGCAAACAGAGAAAGAAAACTTTTGGAATCGTAAACGTTATTAATTATGAGTTGGTTAACAGAAAGCAACAGGTTAAAACATTTCCTCTACGCAATCCCATGTGGATTACTAGGAATAATGTTAGTAGTAGGCTTAGCCGTAGGCATGGAATTTAAAGATAAAATGTATGGCGGTAAGTTTGATTTCTTGGATATTTTAGCTACATTGCTTGGCGGAATGATAGGATTCGTATTAATGCTAGTTATAGTAATAAGTACGGGTGCTATTAATTGGTACATTAATATACTTATTAAACTAAGCGAATTGTTATGATTGATGCTAAGCTAAATGCTCGACTTGGGGACATGCCTAAACAGCGTGTCCCTAATTCTGAAAAGGATGAATACTGGGCTGGTAGAACAATAGATTATTGTATTGCTGCCGGACTAGCGTGTAATGATAGAACTAAGACAGAACAGCTTCTTGAAATACTTCATGGAGAAATGCCTGACGAGTTCTATCGTAAAACACTTAATCCTTATAATGCTACGAAGGAGAACTTTAAAAGGTTTCCTGCTACTCTAAGGAATCTTGATATTATTAATGATGTAGTTCGTCGTTATTTATCAGAATACGTTAAATCTCAACATGAATTTATTGTTGGTGCTAATAATCCTGAAATCATTATGGCTCGTGATGCCGCTATTCGAGAAGATATAGTTAAGCGAGCCATGTTAGCATTTCAACAAGAACTTCAAAGGAGAATACAGCAACAACAAGCTGAAAATGCTCAACTAGAAGCTCAAGGACAACCAATACAAGAGGTTGACCCTGAACAATTAGCAGCTGATGCAGAAGAGTTTGAAAAGAATTTCATTGATAATTATATAGATGAAATAAGTGCGCAAGCTCAACAACTATTAGAAGTTATTGATGATGTTCTTAATAATGAGACAATAGTTCCAGTTGAATACTTTAACTATATCGTTACAGGGGAAGTTTATAGCTTTCATACTGTTCGTGGTAAGAAACTAGTTAAAGAGTGGGTTCCAACTACCGATATGTTTCCTGTTCCTAATGGAGAACAAATGGTATCTAAGTATGATATTGTAGCTCGTAGAATGTTAATGAGTTACAATCAAGTAATAGACCAATTCTCCGATGAATTATCAGATGAAGAACTAGAGTTTATAACTAAGTATTATAATCCTAGTACAGTTGGTGCTACTCGTACACTTAGTCTTAATGCTTATACTTATTATTTCCCTGAAAAGTGTAAGAGCTATGAGAACGATAATAGAGAGATATTTCCTTCTGATGGTTATGATTTAAGATTAAAGAACGGAGAACTACTTGAAGTATGGCATGTTAATTGGAGAGGTTATACACAAGTTAAGATATTGAAATATGTTAATGAAGTAGGATTAGTTGATGAAATGATTGTTCCTGATGATTTTGAATTTAACCCTGAACTTGGACATATTGAGATAACTTCTGTATATAAACCACAGGTTTATGAAGGTTATCGTATAGGTGGTCAACGTTTTGGTATATATCCCGGTGGTGCTAAACCTATTCCTTTCCAATTAGATGATGATGTTAGATTGCAGTATTGTGGACTTCAAGAAGTACTTCCTCAAATGGGAAGATTCTCTATTGTAGAAATACTTACTCCATTTCAAATATTAATAAATATCTTCTCTTATCATAGAGAGATGATGATAGCTAAGAACAAGATGTTTATTCTTGTTGCAGCTAAATCTTTATTTGGAGAAGATGCGGAAGAAGCTATCTATAATATAGCAGCAGAAGGTATATTCCCGTATGATGATGCAGAAGATATTAATAGTACTAAAGCACAATCTATTAAAATGCTCGATGCTAATATCTCCGGTTATATTACTGAAATATCTAATCTTATTGAATCTATTAAAGCTAGTGCTCGTGAAATGGTAGATATGACACCACAACGTTACGGACAGATAGCTACTAGTGCTGGTAAAGGTACAACAGAAGAAGCTATTATTCGTGGTTCAATGGGTACAGTTATTATTAACTATATGTTCGATAAGTTCCGTGAGGACGAATATCTAATAGATTTAAATAATTCCAAGTTAGCTTGGATAGACGGATTAGATACTTCTTACTATGATAAGTCAGATAGAAAACAATATCTATCTCTTAATGTAGATAATCATACTCTTGGACAATATGTAATCAAAGCTAAAAACTCTGATAGAGAAACAGAGAAGTTTGAACAACTTAAAGAGTGGGCTTTCAACGCCAGTCAAAATGGAGATTTAATGTCTGCTGTTGCAGCTATTACTTCTGGTAATATATCTAGTCTTAAACTAGCTATTAATCGTTATCAAGAGATTCGTCAGAAGAATGAAGAATCACTTAGACAATTAGACCAACAGTTAGAAGAAGCTAAGAATAAAGCAACTCTTGAACAGATAGCTGCTAAGGGAGAACAAGATGCTAGACTAGCAGAAATCAAAGGTTATTATGATTTACTTGCTAAGGGAATGGATACCGAAGCTGCTATGGCTGCTCTAGCTAATCAACCTGCACAAGCTGCTCCACAAGATAATTCTGCTGAACTATCATTGAAACAAGCTGAACTAAATGAAAAGAAACGAGCTAAAGACTTAGATATGATTAACTCTGCTTTAGATAGAGATAATGAACTAAAGATAGCTAAAGAGAATAAGAATAGATATGATAGTCCTAAGTCTAAATCTAGTTCTACTAAGAAGTGAACACTAAGTTATAATTAGCTATATACTATTCTCTATGATTCAGACGTGCCCTACGGAAAGTTCCGTAGGGTTTTTCGTACCCATAGAATCGACGTAGATAGCGTTTCCTTTGCCTCTGTTGCATTTACCCTATCAAATGGATGAACTGTAAAGGAAAGCATTAAAATGCCATGACGGGTCTTAAAATGGCTCATTCTTTTGCCCTGTATCGAACGCAAAATTTCTGCTAATAAGATTAACTCTAGTAATACTTAAATACGAATACGGGCAATTCTAAACCTAATAATAAGGGTATTCAGACTAGTAAGAGTTTGCTTTCTCATATTATTAGATTACATTTGAGTGAAAGTAATAATCAAAACATATTTATTATGGGAACTTTTAGTAGTAATAATAATTTAGATTTAAGTACTGGTAGTATTGATAATAGCGATACTACTAATACTGGAGGTCAAGGTACTGGCTCTGGTGCTAACGGCAATCCTGCCGGACAGGGACAACAAGGTGCTGGACAAGAAGGACAACAAGGACAAGGTGGAAGTGCTGATACTAGTACTGTTGATAATGGAGGTGAAAACCAACAGGGACAACAGGGACAAGGAGAAGGACAGCAAGGAAGCTCCTCTACGGGGGAAGAAGTGGTATTATCAGAAGGTGATACTGTAAACGTTGATGGTGTAGATTATACTATTGATGCTAACGGTAATGCTCTTGCTGCTGATGGAACTGTGTTCCGTACTGCTGCTGAACTTGCTGAACTTATATCTCAAAATGGTTCTGAACCAAGTATTCTTGAACAATTACAAACTCGTTTCGGTTCTGATTTTAAAGATGAAAATGGTAATCCTATTGTATTTGATAATAATACAGAAGGTGTTGCTGCTTATGTTGATACAGTAATTCAGAATAGAATTGCAGAAGCTCAAACTGCTGCTCTTAACAATCTGTTTGAAACTTATCCACAAGTAGAACAAGTTATCAATCATCTTAAACTTAACGGTACTCTTGAAGACTTCGTAGAAATTCCTGATAGAAGTCAGATTACTGTTAGTAAAGATAACGAAGAACAACAAGCTACTTTCATTCGTGAAGAATGGAAACTTAGCGGTAAAAAAGGAGATGTAAATAAATTCATTGACTATTGTAAGAACGCCGGTATTCTTTATGATACTGCTGTTGAATCTAAAGAAGCTGTTGATAGCATTTATGAATCTCGACTTGCTGAACAGAAAGCACAAGTAGAAGCTAAAGAAGCTGCTGCTGCTGCCGAAGAGAAAGCATATTGGGATAATGTAGAAAAGACTATTAGTAAAGGCGAACTATTAGGTTATAGTATTCCTGAACAGATTCAATGTAACAAAGACGGAAAGAAAGTAATGCTTAGTCGCAAAGACTTCTTGAAGTATGTGTCTACTCCTGTTGACAATGAAGGTAATACAGCTTATATGTTAGACGAAGCTAAAGTTGATTCTAATGCTCGTATGCAGGATGATTTACTTAAAGCATTTCTTAGGTTTACTGGTGGCGATTATGCTAGTCTTGTCGGTATGGCTGTTAACAAGCAGAAAGTTCTATCTATTAGAACTACCGCAGCACAAACTACTGGTAAAAGGACTGTTATTATCAATAGTAAAGGTAATAATTCTAAGACAGTTGATAATGACCAACTAGTCTTGAACTAACTAAATTAAAACGAATATGTACAAATTAAGAGAAGTCGAAAGAGGTAGATATGATGATAGAGGTTACTCTAATGAGCAATCTCTTGCTGCCTTAATGATTCAAAAACCGGAAGAGATTAACAACTTCCTGACTTACACTTATGGTATGGAAGATGACCGATTCCCGCTAACTTTCCTTACAGAAGGACAAGGTGCTGCTGGTGTTCGTGATATTACTACTGTTGAGTGGACTTGGAAGACAATGGGTCGTCAGAGATTCAATGATTACATTGTTTGGGCTGATACTAATGATACTACTCCGGGTATTGGTGGTAAACCTATTAAGGTTGAGTTTGCTACTGGTCTTATTATTGAACAGTACGGTTTGCTTGCTCCTGATGGTAAGACTGCTGTTCGTGTAATGCGTGACCATGGTGCTGGTAGTCATGGTGGACATCTGTATTCTTTGCAGCTAAAGAATCCTGATAAGAGTGCTTATGTTGACCCTGCTAATCTTGAAAAAGGTAAGTATTGGTGTATGTTAGCTCCGTCTATTCCTGAATCTTATTCTAAGGGTAACAAGACTAATGTAATGGGTCCTGGAGTTATGAAATCCCAGCTAGGATTCAAGCGTTATAGCAAGGAAATTGCAGGTAACATTAGTAATGTTATTGTTAGTTATGCTTTCAAGACTAAAGGCGGTGGTACTGATACTCGTTGGATTAACGAAGAAATGCGCCAGTTCGATGTTCAGATGCGTATCTCTAATGAGATTGACTTGTGGACATCTCGTTACAATCGTACTGTTAATGGTACTATTGATATGAAGGATTGGGATAACGACCAACCAATTCCTGAAACTGCTGGTATGTTTGAAATCCTCGAAGAATCTAACTACGATACTTATGGTGAATATTTGCCGCTTAGCAAGCTAAAAAGAACTATTGGTGACGTAGTTGATAAAGATACCGATACTGGTTCTATGGAGATTACTCTGTATGCAGGTAAAGGTGGTATCGAAGATTTCGATATGGCTATCCGTGAAGATGTTAAGTCCGAAGGATTTATTACTCCTCTTGGAGAGAAAATGATTGGTGAAGAAGCAGGTGGTCTTACTTATGGTAAATACTTCCGTAAATATAAGACTATTGACGGACATACTGTTACTTGTATTCATCTTCCTTTCTTGGATAAATCTCCTATTGCTGAAACAGCAAAAGCTAATGGACTTATTCATCCTCGTACTGGCTTACCTATGACATCTCACAAACTGATGTTCATTGACAACTCTGTATATAACGGAAATCGTAATGTTCGTATGGTACGTATGAAAGGTCAGTCTTACCTTGTTGGTGTATTGAAAGGTCTTACTCCTATTCCACCGTCTTGGGGTTCTGTTCCTAGCAATTCTATATCTACGGATATTGATAAGTCTCAATATGAAGTTAAGATGTCTCGTGGTCTGCAAGTAGATAGACAAGAGAAGATGTTCATGTTGGAATGCGTACTCTAAGTTAAACAATTAAAATTGAAATTATAATGGAAGGACAAGCACCAAAAGCCGGAACATTCGGCAGTAGTCTAAATAATCCAAATCCTACGCCTAGTGCTACTACACAGACTAAAGGTCCTAGTGCTACTACACAGGCTAAAGCTCCGGAAACTCTTAGAGAAACCTATGAACAACTTCTTAAAAAAGGAGATGGTTTAGATAGAGACTTCTTTGAAGAAAGATATATTACAATAGCTCTTGCTACTGATATTACTATTAACTCTGTTTATCGTCAAGTTAATGCTAGACATATTGTTGACCGTCATGATAGCATTGGTGGTAGTATTAATTCAGCTAGAATCTTAACTAGCAACTATAAAGAAATGGAAGCATACATGCCTTCTCTTGTTGGTTGCTCCGTTAACTCACAGGAATATATTACTCGTGTTCAACGTTGGTTTAATAGTATATCTATTTCTGTTGATGGTGAGGGAAAGAAACTTAATTGTTCTTTCCAATGGAATAAGAAAAGAGATTATCTGAACTATAAGATAGACGAGACAGAAATTATCGAAGAATACGATAATGCTGAAAAGTCTAATCCTAAACAGTTGAAAGATGCTATTGCTAAATATGTAACTAAGATTAATGCTCTTGAAGCAACTCGTTATCAATACGGACATCCTATTAAAGTAGATGATTATCTAGCATATCGTCATTGTTTACTTTATCCGATTGTAGCTAAAGACGTAGCTATTATTAGCTTCGACCCTCGTGTTAAATTCTATATTAAAGATGAACAACGAGAAAGTAATCGTCTTAAACGTACTCGTATTCAAGCTAACAAGGCAAGACGTAATTATCTTGACGCTATTGATAATGATGCTAAGTTCAAAGCTATTTTCGTATGTTACTCTGCTAGTAACAAACAAGATGTATTATCTAACTTGTTACTTGATAGAACTATTCAAGAAAAGATGCTTGACGACTTTGCAATTAAAGAGCCGGAGAAATTCAACAAGCTGTTTAACAATTCACAAATTGAGCTTCAAGCGTTCATTGAAGAAGCTATCGCCAAAGGTGAGCTAGTTCGTTCTGATGTTAATCAAACTGTTCTTACTCCCGAAGGTGGATTTATCGGAGCTAACATGAAAGAAGCATTGGCTTATTTCAGTAACCCCGAAAATGCTGATTATAAAAGAGCACTTGAAACTAAACTAAAATTATAATAACTATTTATTATGAAAGTAGCAGAGATACATAACGAGTTCATGCTTCTAGCTCAACAAATGGGCATGAAAACTGTGCGAGCAATACTTCCCGAACAGGTAGACGAAATAATCAATTTAGAGACTATCGAATATGTGAAAGATGTTTTCTCTCGTAAAGGTAATCGTGAACTCGATGGTATCTCTGATAACGTTATAAGATTGACAGAACTTAGTCCTCTTCATACTAGTATTAAGATTGACGCTAAACAAGGAGATATAATGTTTGGTACTGGTTATAAGATAGAGTTAAACGACTATCCAACACCCATGTTCTACACATCTATCTACTCCTTTAAGGGGGATAAGTCTTATCGTTGCAGATTGATAGACTTAGACTTAGTGAGTGAAACGATGAACGATTATCATTCAAAGTCTATTGTTATAAGTCCTATATGTTATAAGACCGAATCTAATATTGAAGTGATTGCAACATTTGAAATAGATAAGTTCTTAGTTAATTATATTAAGTATCCTACTCTAATTAGTATTGCAACCGATACTACGAATGAACTATCAGATGTTGCTATGCACGAAGTTATTAAGAGAGCTGTTAATACCTTTAATGCTATCTCTAATAATAATAGTTATGAGAAAGTTTCAAACGAATTATCTAAATTAGAATAAAATGGAAAGACTGTTGTTTGCAGGTAATGTTGCATTAGCTACTACTCCCGCTACTCTAGCTGCTGTTAATGCAGCAGGTATTACAGAGGGTGCTGTTGCTCTTTACGACAACGAAGGTGCAATCATCTCGAAAGCTCTTACTAAGAACATTCCGATGTTTACCTTGTTTGTTGGCGGTGGAGCATTTGCTAATAAGAGCAAGTATACCAATATTGTATCTGATATTGATACTAGACGTTTCTCTTATGTTAAGAGTGTCTATGCTGCCGGAACTAAATTTAGTGCGGAAATTACTGTTCCTACCCCCGTAGAAGGAAAGGATTATACGTTAACTATGGCTAAAGCTCATACTGTTCTTAATGAACGTTATAAGTGGTCAGCTAGTGAACGTGCTCGTGAAGGTGATACTGCTGCTATTATTGCTAAGAAGTTAAGTACTCAACTTAATTCTCTTGGTAAGAATGAAGGATTTACTGCTAGTGTTGCTGCTGCTAAAATTACCGTAACTGGTACTGATTATGAAGCATGGAATCTGATTGCAGGAGATTCATTATTTGGAGCAAAAGTAACTACTGCAAAAGCTATGAAACCAATTAATGATGATGCTGCTCTTAAAGAATTACAGATTCGTTGTATTGGTGGTGAAGGTATAAATTCTACTAGCAACGATGCTCGTAAGTTATATACTTTGCCGGAGTTCTCTAATGCTGGTGGTTGGACAGTGTTTACACTAACTTTCTATCCGCATCGTGACCTTCGTAGTGGTAGTACCGAAAATGTTAAGACTATTATTCATCTTGCTATTCCGACAGGAGCTGCTCAAATAGCTACTCTTGAAACAATATTTGCATCTATTAATACTCCGGCAGCAGCAGGAGCTTAAAGAAAATATTGTAAATATAACTCGTAATAGTTTAATAAAGGGGTTGCTATTAATGTTAAAATTAGTAGTAATCCCTTTAATCATAAATAGGGATGAAGGAAATTATCGAATCTGCTCTTAATCAAGGCTTGAGTTCCTTGATAACTATTTCTATTTTCCTACTATTATATAAATGGTTGGATAATAAGAAGAAGACTGAAAGCGAAAAGTTTGTTAGTTCTATTAGTAGTACTCTTGATGAAGTATCTAAATCATTGCTACAAGTCTCAACGTTTATCACTGATATTACAAAGAATATCATAGATAAAGATAAAGACAAGTGTAAGACTGCAATAGAAGATTCTATGTTCGCTTCGGCAATGAGATTGACTATATTCGTTACTAATACTGTTATTAATAACCACGTCCATACTAATAAAGATAATATACTCGCTAATATCCATAATATAGTTAATGCAGAGTTTTACAGTGTATTCTCTAGCTTAGCTTTATATAAGATTAATGGAGTAAAAGCTAGTGATAATATGAAAAAGGATTGGATGCCGTCAGTGGAGAAATCTATAATAGAAATAGTGTTTAATGACAATCTTAGTAAAGAAGATAAAATATCTAGTTTTAATAATAAAATAAACTTGAAGTTTCAGTCTTATATAACTTATATAACAAATAATACATTAAAGTAATGGACATAAACTTCGATAATGTAAAAAGCAAATTGGTTGATAGAGGTGTACAAGTTGTACACCTCTCCGACATTGGATTCATTCTTACTGACGAAGATATATGTAGATATAATGCTATGATTGTTCTTAGTAATATGTCTAATGTAGAATCTAAACTTAGTGAAGAACAACAACAAAATCTAATTGCAATGTATAACGAATTAATAATAATGCAATGAGAAAGAACGAAAATGGAATGTATACTTATCTTGATGTTCCAAGTAAGTATAATTGTGTTTATAAAAAACTACTTATTAAGTTAAGTGACTTAGGAGTAGATATGATTAAAGATTGTACTTCTACTTGTAAAGGTATCAATCGTCAAGTAATTAATTGTTGGAATATGTTTCAATCTGCTTGTGCAGCTTATACTCTAGGGTATTGGAAGCAAGCAGATTTACTTATTAATTACATTAATAATTCTCTACAATTTGGTTGTGATGAATATACTACTGATGAGAAACCAGTATTTATGATATTTGAACTAAATATACCTATTACTATAACTGGTTCTCAAAAGATAAAATATAATGAAGCTAATTTTGTCATAGCTAATAGAGAATATGTAGTTGAAGATACTCTTACTATTTATCAAGTAATTAATGAAAGAGAAAATATAATAGCTTCAGGTTTATCTGTTAATAGTCCTGTTAAGTTCAATGAATTAGTCCTTAATGCAGAAGTAGGACAAGTTTATATATTTAGAGCTAGTGTAGAAGGACAAGATGGAGAGACTTATTATTCTAATGATTATATTGTAAAATGTGTTTCTGTTCCTGCTATGAACGTAATGTATTATGGACATACGGATATTGCTCCGCAAGTATTTGATAAAATGTCTATTAATGATATTATGGCTATTGAAGGTAACACTCCTAGAACTATTACGGGAAGTAATAATAATACTTTTATTATTAAACAGAAAAAGAAAATCCATTATTTATTGATACCTGATAAGTTAATGACTCTTGTTAAAGCTGAATATGGTACTACTCTTGTTACTACTCTTTGGGACGGAGAAGAAGGTGCTTATAAGACAAATAATCCAGGTGGAATTTATGATGGCATTCATTATAATGTATTCTTCTTATATTCTCCTTCTATATTCGATGATGATATTCGTATAACTTGTAGAAATAAATAATATGAGAAAAGGAATAAGTATAGGTCAGCCTCTTGTTAACAATAGTGTAGATGATAATTATAATCCTCTACCTGATGTTGATGCTAAGTATGGACCTTATAATAGTATTGCAGAAGCTCTGAAAGAATTGTCTCCTGAATTACGTTCGGTAGGTCTTACAGTAGGTATTAAACAAAATAATATTATTAATGAGTATTGGTTTAATGGAGGTATTGAAAACGAGAATCTTGTAATTAAGCAACAAGGTGGTGGAGATGAACCAGTTCAAACTGTTTATATACAAGACAATCCTCCTGCTAATACAAATTCTCTTTGGGTAGATACTTCTGGATTAGGGGCAGCTCTTGAAGAAGATGAAAAGCTAGCTCCTATAATTCAATCTATTCAAGTGATACAAAAGTATCTTGATACTATTGTCCATCAGAGAGATTTAATTATAAATCCAGGTCATGTTAGTAATACTTTTACTAAGTCTGTATTAAAAGAATATACTCCTATTGATCCTAATACAGGACAATTAGCAATTAGAGTTGCTGCTGTTGGTGAAAGTCTTGAACCTGAAACAGATGAATATGAACCAAATACTAAAGCGGTTCGTGGGCATTATGGTACTCTTAAAGAAATCCAAGATAATTTTAATAATTTTGTAGATTATGAACTTCTAATTGCTACTGATGTAAAACGTCTATATACTAAGATTAATGGAGAACCTGTTAATCTTACTGGTACTAGTTCAGGTGGTGGTGGTAGTATTGATTATGAAGCATTAGATAAATTAGATACTATTGGCTTCGTTGCTCCTAATGGACAAGTATATCGTGTTAAGGTTAATAATAACGGACAGCTAGTAGTATATAAGAAAGAATTAGATACACTGCAAGCAGAACCTACTGGTGGACAAGAAGAACCTGGAACTGGTTGGGTATATGTAACTACTCTATATCTACAAAAGTTATATATTAACTCTTTATATTGTGGCGGTATTACTAGTGACGAATACAGTTATAATCCATGCTCTCATAACTTCGTTGAACTTAGTAATCTTACAGGTAAAGATGTATCTCTTAATGGACTATCATTACAGTATTGTACAGAAGGTGGAAATTGGGAAGTACTCCCTTTATGGGGGAATATTAAAGCAGGTTCGACATTCTTAATTAGAGGTGCTCAATGTTCAGTAATGAATACTAATACTACTCGTATTAAAGTTAAGACTTATGATATGGAATGGTATGCTAGCGATGGTAATCTTATTAAGTTTGATAATAAGAAAGCTAAGTTTTTCTTGACTTGGGGAACGTCACCTAGTTCTGTTGCGAATCCTTATAATAACACGACTTCCCCCATAAGGGTATCTAAAGGTTATATTGATTTAGTTGGACTTCAAATCTTAAATGCTGGTGATGCTGATAAAGTTGATGCTGCTGAAAATACTGCTTATGGTTATCTTACTAGTAAGTATTTATTTACTAAGTACTATACTATGGACAATGTTAAGCAAGCTACTAAAGCTCTTAGTGCTAGAAATAACGCTAATGATATGTACTTTGTTAATCTCGAAGCAAACATAATACCTAGAGTAGATTCTTATACTCCACGTGCTAGCTTTGAGAACAAGAATATATTCTTTAATAAGACTTTACTAGACCATACTAAACCTAATAAGGTTACTATGACTTTAGGACGTAAGGCTTGTTATACTTTTAATGAATCTAATGAACCTAATGATGATGCTAGTAGATGTTTCAATTGGGTGTCAGTAGGTTACTATGATGAATATTTATGGTATCGTGCATATAGAAGTGACAATAGTTATACTAATTGGACTAAAGTAGAATCATTTAAAAATGAGACTGGTGTTCGTAAATATTATAATCGTATTCGTGCAATAACTACTGATGGTACTCCTTTTACTACTCATAAAGTAATACTTACTCATTTAGGAGAACAGTATGATACTCATACAGGAGATAAGAATATTTATTATGAGTATTATGTAGGTAGAGACGAAACTTATAAGAGCGATGTTCGTAGATTTGTAGTTATGAGTGAAAATGCAGGGAGCGAAGTTCTTAACTTTGTTCAGACTTCCGACCAACAAGGCTTTAATTGGGATGAATATAATGTATGGAGAATAACTGCCGACCAAATAAAGAAGGACTTTAATAGATATGAAACTAGTAACATATCTGTGTGCTACTTTATGATTAATACTGGCGATATGACACAGAATGGTAATCGTATTAATGAATGGTTAGATTATGAAGCAGGAAGAGAACCACTATACGATATTGCTGAAATGGTAACTGTTGGTAACAATGATTTAACTCCGGCTAATGTATATGTTCTTGGTGATGGTGGTGATAATTCTAAGATTAATGCCACTAATATTAGATTCTTCTATTGTTACGAAATGGATGAAGATAATCCGCCAGTATTTACTGTTGAAGATAAAGAGATATTTGTCGAATCATTATATTCTTTTGATGTTGGACATAATCATTTCTTATGTGTTAATAGTGAGATAAGTGCTAATACTGAAAGAGACGTTTACGGACTTACTACTACTGGTGTGATGTATGATTTGATAAGACAATGGTGTGAAAGAGATGATGCTAATGCAATTAATGCTAAAGCTAAGATAGCTTATTGCCATGAAATGCCTTTTACTATTATTACTCAAAATCTTATTAATTCATTTTATTGGAATAATGAAGAAAACACTAGTGTTGAGAGAAGTGGTAGTAGATTGAATTTCAATACCACTAAAGCTAACGCTTATTGGTTCTCAAAGTTCTTACAGACCCACAATTACCGTTTATGTCTTGGTGGACACAAACATACTTACAGTTGCAGTTATCCGATTTTAGAGAACGAAAACAGCTCTATGAAGCCTATCATACAGGTCACTGCGGACGTTTTAAAGAAGGATTTTAATTCTGATGAATTATATACGGAAACTGTCGAAGGTGCGTTAAAAGGGCAATCTTGCCCTAAATCTTGGGAAAATAATACTAACTTTGATATGTTGAAACACTTGTGTACATTTCAATTAGTAGATGAAATAACTGCTCCTGTATATCTTATGTGTCAGGCTAGTGGATATAAACATACTAGTAATAAAGAACTTCCTAGTCCTAATATTCCGTGGTTAAGATATTTCTTTCCTGCTAGTATTACTATTAATAGTAGAGACGATGTTACGGCTAAAGTTAATGCAGGTCAACGTTATCCTTTCTATATTAAGTATTTCTTAAAGCTAGGCAAGGTAGATGATTTACATTATTACCCTAATTTACAAGCTACTGTTAAGAAACTATCTAATGTATTTAATAATTCCGGTAAGTATAATGTTAATCTTCAAGGATTAAATCCGGCTTATGGAGTTATTGGTGGTAATGGAGAAACTAATAATGGTAATGATATAATTAACGTGAAATTTCCAACTTATAATATTAGTTGATTATGGCAGATAATATTAAAAGGTATAATCCTAAAACTGGTAATTGGGATATAAGTTCTTCTGGAAAAGCTACTGGTATTGTTGTCGAAGACCCTCGTCTTATCGACCCTGAAGTAGCAGAAGAAGGTGTTACTGGTGAAAGTCTTAATGATGTTCTTGTTCGTCATGAAAAAGAATTAAAGAAACATGGTGGATATATTGCTTGGCTTGCCGAACATGGTGGTGGAGGAAGCGGTGGAGGTGGTGGAACTACTAGCGATAAGATTACTCTTACTAACGGTAATATAGTAAAAGAAGGTAATATTAATTATCTTTATTCTACCGTTACTACCAATATTAAGTTAGAGTATCTTATTACTTCTAGTAAGAATAACAAGAGATATTTTATTACTGTTACTCTTGATGGTAATAATATTATCGAAGGAAAAGAAGGTTGGACTAATACTCCTGGAGTTCTTACTATTCCACAGCTAGATAAATTCTCTGCTAATAGTAATCATTCTGTTGTAATTACAGCTAGTGATACAGACGGATTCTCTGCTGAATCTTATCTGCTTAATATAGTAGAAGCTAGTATTAAACTTACTAGTACTGTATCAGGCAATACTGCTACTGTTGGTCTTGATTACTTTTTTACTTATAGTATCACTAGTAAAATTATTGGTTCAGATGTTAATCTTGTTGTTACCAATGTAACTAATGGTGCTACTAAAACTATTGAATTAGGTAAGACAACTTCTACTGCTCCTAAACAAGTTAATGTTAACTTATGGGAACTAGGTAATATTATAGCAGGTAGTTCTTATACTATACAAGCACAAGCATTTACTTCAATGAATGAAGCTACTGTTCAATCTGATAAAGTAACGAATCGTGTAGTTGTGGAAGATGGTGTTAATCTTGTTGTTTTAGTGGAAGGTATTACTAGTAAAGCAGAAGTAGATGCCGGAGTTGAAAGAACTAAGTTCTCTCAAAGTGGTAATGTATCTTTTGCATTTACTCCATATCTTGCAGGAGTTAGTCTTATTTATTATGCAGTTAGAATCGAACATAATGGTATTACTAAAGATATAGGTTACTTTGATGAAGGAAACTATAACGATAATCAATATGTTCAACGTGGTAAACAACAAGTATTTAGTTATGCTATTCCAACAGAAGGAGATGTTATTGGTAATTGGAATATTACACTTCGTTGTTGGTCTGAAAAAGGAGACCCTGTAACTGATACAATTCTTGCTTGTGAAGTAGTATCTAGTTCCCAAGCTCTTATTGCAGACCAAAATCCTAATAATAGTAGGTATGCTAGTTGGCACGTTCGTCAAGAAAGTTTCCCTCAAGTATCTACTACTAAAGTTTGGACTAGTAATGAACCAACGTTTACTGCGCCTGGTTCTATTACTCCTAGTGGTGCTATAACTAATCTTAATGTATATAATACAAACGGAGTACTATCAGGCTTTTTAACAGAGAATGGACAATCTATGTTACGTATATCAGGAGAAGCTTATGGTATTATTGATGTACAACCATTTAAAGATGATATAACAACTCTTAATAACTGGTCGAGACAAGGATTTGGATTATCATGTACATTCAAGTCAGATATTCATCCGTTCTCAAATAGAACAATATTCTTTATAGGGGATTACAATACTGACGAACAATTCTCCGAAGGTATTAAAGTAGGTCTTGAAGATATTATTTGGTCTTATACAGATGGTAATATTAAAGAAACTATTAGTTGTAAGATACAACAGAATGTTATTAATACTGTTGATTTTATAGTTAATAAGAATCAAGGAAAGATGATTGTCGGTATCTTTATCAATGGTATACTTAATGCTGCTCGTGAAATAAAGACTGACTTTACTTGGAAGACTAATTCTAAGATATATCTTGGTTGCGATATTAGTAATTCAGGACAGATTCAAAACTTTGCTGATGTTAACTTCTATGATATTAAGTTGTTCCGTGTTCCTGCTAATGATAAAGAAATTGTTATTAATGCAATGAACTCTAAAGCTAGAGCAACTCTTTTATCTGATGGTAGTGTAGATTTTACTGAATACAATAGAATGAAGTTAAAGAACTTCTTCTCTACTTCTGATTCAGAACCTCATTCTACTCTATGGGACGATATTAACCAAACGTATGCTAGTGTCAATTTCAACAGTCTTATCTCTGATACTACTAGAGTATTACCAGTTGATATAATGTTGATTAATTGCGCTAATACTGGTTTTACTCGTGCTATATTTGAAGAAATCGGAGGTCAGAATAATAATTGGTATAGTGGTTGTACTATAAGTTACTTTAGTCCAACTTCGGGAAAGTCTAGCTCTGAATATACTACTGATGTTTCTGTTTCTAAGCAAGGTACTTCTACTTTGAACAACCTTATTAAGAACTTAGAGATAAGATTCGATAAGATGCTTAAAGATGATGATGGTGGTAATCTTGATTACGAGTTATTCCAACCTAGAGAAACATGGTTTCCTGAAAGACAATTTACACTTAAAGCTGACGTTGTTGACAGTGCTCATGCTAATAATGCTTCTATTGGTAAATGGATTAATGATAACTCGGATTTCTTATTCGAGAAAACTCCGCCTATGGAGCAACTTGAATCTCATCGTCCAGTAGATACTCGTGATAGAACTGTAAAAGATAAGGTCACTATTAAACAAACTCTTGAAGGTTTTCCTATAATACTTCTTATTCAGTTTGATGGAGAAGAAACTCAAACTATGCTTGGTATATATAGTTTTAACTTAGGTCGTGGAGCTTATTATAATATGGGATTCCGATTTATGAAAGACTTTACTACTAAGATAAAGAATACAGCAGGTGAGTATGTTGATAATAAATTTCCTGCTTTTGTTACTTCTTATCATACTTATGCACAAGATGAACTATTCGGAAACATAGACCAAAGAAAAGTTTATTCTTATGAGTTTGGAGAAAATGCGAATGTAATTGTAGATGGAGAAAAGACATTACCATTAGCGTTGTTTATGCAAGATGATTTATCTATTATCAAACATGTAGGTGAATTTAAATATAATGGTGGTAATTGGCTAGAACCTAGTGCACCTGTTACTGACGATAATGTTTGGAGAGCATTACAAGAGTTATTCTCTATCTTTGCTCAAATGACTTCATCAACAGTTAAGAAATACATTTGGAATGAGACTTCCGGCGGTTATGAAGAAACTGCTGGTGAATATCCTGCACAGTCTAGTTGGTCTACACTTGCTGCTGAACTAGATACTAAGTTCTCGATTAAGAACGCTTACTCTTATTTATTGACGTGTGTAAAGTATGGACTTGTAGATTCATTAGGTAAGAACTTAACTTTAGTTTGTTATAATGTTGGTGGGACTAATAAGTGGTTTATTAGATTCTATGATATGGATACTGCTAATGGTCTTGATAACGTAGCTCTTGAATCTGTTGCTAAAACTGCTTGGTTAGATACATTTAGTAATAATGATAAGAATGATGTTAACTCATTAGTTATTACTAAAAACGCTGCCGATGGTGGATATGATACTTATAGTTCTCGTATGTGGGATGTATTAAGAGATACTATTTTTGCCAATACTGGAGTATTCGATAGTTCTCTTGAAACTCTTTGGGACTTATGGAGAAATAATGCTACTATTTGTAAAGATATTAATGATTATATAGATAATTATTTTGCTTCTCAAACTAAAGATTGCGGAGAACTTCTATTTAATTATGACTATAATGTTAAATATCTTACTGCTTACGTTGGTGAATCAGGCGGACAACCTTCTTATGCTAATATTGAGTTTCTACATGGTACTCGTGTTGAGTATGTTAGAGACTGGATGAAAAAGAGAGTTTGGTTCTTTGATGGAGTATTTAAGTATAGTAATGCTGCTAATATCCAACCTTATAATAATAAGGGTACATTCTCCGCAGGTGGTGCAGAAGCTACTAATCCTAAACTTATTATTACATCTAATTGTCCTGCAATATTTGTAGTTAATATTGGCAATACTACCGATACTAGATATTTCTTAGAAGAAGGTAAGCCTACTGAAATTAGATTATCTCCTATTAGTTCTTTCAATACACAAATTACTATTAATAATACTCCTCAAATTAATGATATTGAAGGATTAGGCGGAATGAGATTCCAACGATTTATGTCTACTATGAAACTTCCTAGTTTCTCTAAGTTAGACTTGTCTTCTGTTGATACTCTTAGTGATTCTCCTATTCCATTTGAAACAGTATTCGTTAATGACGAAGGTTATTCTGACGTAAGACATATTGATTTAAGTAATACTAAGTTTTGGAGTGGTAATATTGGACAAGGTACGTTTACGGTTAATATAGAAAAGTATACCAAGTTAAAAGATTTGAATATATCTAGTTCTATTGTAACTTCTATATCTTTGCCTAATGCTTCTCTTGCATCTCTGAATATTATTAATTCGGCTGTTGAAGGTATTAGCTTAGTTAATCAACCGTTCTTGGATAGATTAGATTTCTCTGGTTGTAAACGATTAAAAACTGTTACTATTGATTCTTGTGATAAGATTACTGAATTAAACCTTAGTAATCTAGGAGACTTACATACTATAAGAATTACTTCGTGTCCTAACTTAAAGTCTATAATTTGTACTAACAACGTTAACTTAACTACATTTAATGTATCCAATTGTAATAATGTTGAAATCATTAATGTATCTCAATGTACTAATAAATCATTGACTGTTTATATAGTAGGTGTTCCTAATATTAAAGAATTAAATATATCTAGTACTAATACACCTAATGATATCCAAGCAGCTTCAAGTTTACCTAATCTTAGAACACTTAATATTTCTAATAGTCAGGTATCAGCAATCCAATATGGTAATGCTGCTGTTCCTACCTATAAAGAAAATAAGATATTCGATATTAGTAAACTTAATCTTACTAGTTTATCGGTTCAAAATGCTAAAGGTGTACATTACTTTAAGTTTGATAATAATAGAAATACTCCTTTCAATGTAGGCGGTAGTTTCTTTGTTGGTTGCTCTAATCTTAAAAGAGTATTTGGACATATTAAACTTAATGGTACTTCTATATTTGCTCAATGTGGTAATTTCTATATTCATGAGCCTAAAGAAAAAGTAGAAGGCATTACTCCTGATTATATGGGAGAATGGTTTGGTTCAAATACTAGTACAGAAGAAGGGAAGGCTGCTTGGAATAATAATACTGATTTAGGAACTAATTTTACTATTGGTACTACTAATTGTACTTCTATGTTCAATGCTACTAATTGTAGTATATATGATGTTTATTATTTCTTATATAAGTGTGATAATGTAACTACTCTTGATAGTTGTTTTGCTAGTGCTAAGAATGTTAAATGGGATTTACTAGATAGTCCTAGAAGAAATATGTTTAATCATTGTACTAAAGTAGTTACAATGAACTCATTGTTTTGGGGATTACAAGCACAAGACTTTAAAATATTAACTAGTACTTATGATTATGGTTCTACTGAACATAATGGATTATTTAGTCCTCTTGTTAATTTACAAGCTATGGATTCTATATTTTATTTTGGTGGTACTAGATATACAAGTCCTGCTTTCTTAGCTAAGTTTAAAGGAAATGTTCCTTCTAAACTTAAAAGATTAAGTATTTTTAGTACTGGAACTGTTAAGTTCGTAGATAATATTAATAATTGTCCTAGTGATAGTACTATCAACGACCATCTTGTTAATGCTGATTGCGGAACACTTCTTGCTAATCTTCCTGACTTAGAATATTTAAACACTATGTTTAATGGTTCTAATATAGACTTTAATCAATTAACAGATGAAGATGTAGAAGATGAAGTAAAATATTGTCCTTTGTTCTATAAGAATACTAAACTTAAATATATCCAAGATTCATTTAAAGGACTTGTTGATTCTACTGGTTCTTTATATAATGTATTTGGTGGTACTGTTAAGAATAAGACACAAGTAAGATTTCCGACAGCTTTATATGGTATCTATAATTCATTTAGTTTAGGTTCAGGTTCTAATGTTACTTTCCCAATCCACAACTCAATGTTTAGTAGATTGAAGAACTCATTAAAATATATAACTGGACAACAAGCTATTAATGAAAGTACTTTAGGAAGTTTTCAAGGATTCACTAAACAGTTTATTAAAGAAGGAGAAGAAACATTTCCTTATGATGTATTTACTGGTTGCAGTGCTATTGTTGAAATACCGGGATTCTTTGCTAATCTTGTTCTTCCTACAAATACTGTTGTTGAACTTCCTCTTGATTCATTTAAGACTAATTACAATCTTACTAATATAGCAAACTTATATTTTGATATGAAGAATTGTAAGTATAGTCTTACTGGTAAAGGTTTCTCTAATTGTAAGATAGTTAATGCTTATAGGTGTTTCTCTGAAACAGAGAATACTTACGTTAAGAAAGGTTCTGTTCCTTATGGACTATTCTATATGGAAGCTACTAATAATTATAGTTGGAAAGGTTGGAATGAGACTGATGCTTCTACTAATAGTATAAATGAGAACTACGGTATTGATGAACATGGAGAATGGATTCCTGATGAACAAGCACCAATGCCTACTGAAATCACTTATAATAAACAGAGAACTCTTCCTAGAAAGACAATAGTTAATATGTCTTATTGTTTAGAGAGATTTCAAAGTACGGAAGCACAGGCTTATACTATGAATTATGGTAATCTTACTCCAAGTAATTATGGAGATATTATAGTACCTAATGAAAAGTATAATCCAGTTAAGTATATTCTTAATCCTAATTATGACCCTAGAGAATATCTTGATGAAGAGCAGACAATGATTAACTATAATAGAGATATTCACAGAGTAATCATAAATAAAGACTATGATAAATATGAATATGCTTGGAATGAATATGCCTACGATGGACTTAGTGGACTTGAAGATATTATATTAAATAGTAGTCTTTATACAGCTGTTTCAAATGGAACAATAAATTGTTCTCCTACTATACCTGATGTGTTTAAAGATGCTGCTGCTTCAATTGCTCCACCTAGTTCTGTTCATGCTAATAGAAAAGTATTAAATTACTTATGTTCGCCTGACTTATTCTATTATTGTACTAATGGAACTAACATGGTTATTGATGGTGTATTTAATGGTAGCGGTAGACCTAATGGAAACCCAACATACGATTACTTTAATTATGGTATTCGTGGTCGTATTCCAACTAACTTATTTAAACCGGTTAGTAATGTTACTAATTTATCAATGACATTCTATCGTTGTCCTTTAATTCTTCCATATAAATGGAATAATTCCACAGGAGATATTGGTGAAATGTTCTCTAAGGAAATGTTCGCAGGATTAACTAAATTAACTAATATATCTTATATGTTCTATTTCTGTGTAATTCCTGCTGATGTTATTGTGCCTGTTGAATTTGTAATTGATTGTATTAACTTACAGGATATATCTTGTTTGTTCTTAGCAGCACAATTTGAATCAACTGCTAGTCAAGCACAACAAATAGACGATAATATATTCGCTAAGAATGTCAATCTAAAGAATATTAGTTATGCTTTTGCTAGTGGGCAAAGTCAGGGCGATTGGTCAGGTAGAAGCCCTAAGAAGATTGGTTCTACATTGTTTAATGCTAGTAAACATAAACAGCTTACTAATGTTACTGGTGTATTCTATAATGCAACTTCTACTACTGGTAGTGTTCCTGAATTTTGGAATTGGCTAAATAGTCTATCCTCTGTTAATAGAGCGAACGTGTTCTATGCTATGCGTAAGGCTAATCTTACTAATGGTAATAGTGTTCCTAGTGGATGGGATACAGGTATGGTATAACAAAAAGTTGATAATAGTATTGTATAATTAAACAAAATTTAGTTTCTTGTAGCGTCCCCCATAAAGGGGTGAGTATTAACAGTAATCACATCTCTTTACGGGGGAATGTTACAAAGACCAATTAATAATCATTTAAAAGTAATTATCATGAATAATCGTATTTATAACAGAGCTAATGCAGCTAATAGTTTACAGATTTCTATAATGGGTAACGTTGCTGCTGTTGCAGAGTTTTCTATTTCTGATGGAATGGGTGGTAAAGAACCTTTCCTATTAAAGAATATAACCGAAGACCCAATACAAGTAGAAGTAGTTCTTGCAGGTATGGAAGAACCTATTACTACAACTATTTATTCCGGTTGGAATGTTGAGTTAGTTAAACAAGTTAATAACGCTGTTGCTGATACGTTACAATATGGGTACTAATACTGGACTTGGTATAGGTATCGGTATTCCTTTTAAGAACAATGCTCTTGGTGGAGATAAGCCTTATTTTCCACCAGAGCTTAAAGCTCGAATGATTGGTGTTTGGACTAATTATGGTAAGAAGAATACTGATACTGATAGGAATATTATTAAGAATAAGATTCCTAATGCTGGCGGAGATTTAGAGATTCTAAATGCTGCATATAAATTAAATAGTGGATTCGGAGAATATAGCGAAGATTTTACTACTTGGACTAAAAGTGGTAAGATAACTTCTGTTGATTCCGAATCTTTTGATTTTGTTACCAATGTTAATTGGAATTTATTATATTATAAATCAAATATTGGAAAAGATATACCTTCTTTTAAAGTTCGTATTAAACTTAAAGGAGAAGGCAAAGTATTTTATAATTATATAACTTCGGAAGGAGTATATACTAATGAGGCTATTACATCAGAAGAATATGTAACTCCTATTAGTTATAATACTAAATATACTGGTGAAACTCCTGTAAATTGTGGATTTTCTATTGGTATTACATCAGAAGAAAGTAGTGGAACTATAACTCAAATTCCAAACTTTGAAGATGCTTTTGTTACTGATGGTATAAATGATATGATTGTTAGTCAAAAGACTCTTCAAGAAATGGGAGTTACTAAAGAACTTACTATTGTTAGTATGATTCATCAAATATCTTGGAGAGGTTCTGCTTCTGTTCCATTAACTAATTATATTAGACCTAAAACTAATGAATATGTAAGAAGTTATGTTTCTAATATTGGTAAAACTGGAATATATGGATATGTATGTTATGATATTAGTAATTCCGGTGCTGGTAATAGTCATGTAGTAAATACTATATTAGGAGATAAAAACGATTATTCTATAAATATAGTAGGCGATTTATCACAAGGAAAGTTTAGTGTACAAGGATATATAGATGATAATGGTAATATACTTGAAACAAGTAGTGTTGCTCATTATTGGACTTTTGCTGTATTAGGTAAAGCTACCGAAGATGAGATTAATCTTATCATTGGTAACTATAATCTTGACCGTAGTCTTAAACCTGATATATTATGTAATATAAGTAAACAAGGTATTACTAATGATAATCATGCGGAGTTTAATGATAAACTTATTGATTATAGTGGTAATGGCAGAGATATTCAAATGAATAATCTAGCTTGGAAAGGTGGTAGTGGTATTGCTGCAAAACCTTTTGAGACTATTAAAGATTACAGCATTATTCCTGATGAAGCTAGACAAGAACTTACTATCTATAATGAGTTTTGTTATAAAATAAAGTCCAATACCTTAGGTTATTATTGGACAGTACAATCTATTATAAAAAATAATACTTCATATCAAGTAATTATAGTTACTGACAAAGATTGTTATTGGGTCAATGTAATAAGTTTTATAAATAGTGAAGGGAATAAAGATAGTATAAGAAAAGAATATCCAGTACAAGCTAATACTCCTACTCAAGTTATTATATGTGGATTAGACCAATTTGAATATCCTGAAGGTATAGAACCAACTACTGCTGTATCTTATGTTAATCTTAAATATGCAGGAGAAATAACTGTTACATTTATCCCTAGTTATAAAGGAGGATTATTACTTGATGGTATAACTGACTACGGTAAGGTGATAGGGATGCCGGTTTACAAGGATTATACGGTAGTAACCGATAGAGAAATATTTGCTAATATTGGAGCTATATTGTCAAAGAATAATCCGGGGGCATTTGTGGAAACTGCCGGAAATAGTGTTTATAGTTTTGGTCAAGCTACTTCCGGTCTAAAATTTATTTCTACTAGAAGTATATCTTATTTATCTAAATACTCTTATTGCGGGCAATCTATAACAGCAGGTGCAGCAGAAGATGGAACTGATATGTGGTTAGGCACGATTCGAGATAATGATTCTCGTTTCTTCAACGGAGCTATCTACTCTCTCATGTCCTTCCCTTATAGTATGTCCGAGTTCTTGATAGAGCGCCAGTTGAAGAAGCATAAGCTGGGTACGCTGTATCCGGATATGGTGGAGTTTAGACCTGTTATTAAAAGTAGTGTTGAATTAGTGAATAAGCCATCATTTGCAATAAGAGGTACTTCTACATTGTTAAATGCAGGAGATTATATACCTGAAAACAGTGAAATATGGGTAGTGATAACTATGAATAACGCTGCTGATAGGATAACTAAATTTGTTATCAACGGTAATACTATTGATATTCCTAGTTCTGCGTATAATCCTTCTACTATGAAATATAGTTTTCCTTTCACAATAGATAATAAATCTCCGCAGAAGATTACTATGACTATCGAACAGGATGAAAACTACGTAAAATTTGAACCTGTTATTACAAGTAATGTAGAATATGTTAGGTTAGATTTTTATTTAAATAATTATCAAAAGAGAATTAATATAGGCGATTATATACCTAAAGATGCTTATCTTAGAGCCAATCTTTATCTAAAAAATAATGTTGATGAACTTACAGTATTTACATTTAACGGAATAAATATTGGTTATAGAAGAAGTTCCGTTGATGATACGGCTTTTAATATTAACCAAATATATAATTATGATTCTCCGCAAGAAGTAAACATCACTGTTGACGAGTACATTAGATACGAGGATATTGTGCAACCTTATCCAGTAGTATTCCAAATTAAAGATAGGAATACTAATCAAATATATAGTTGGGGAGACAAGATTAAAGTAGGAAGTTCTATACGGCTTAGTCAAGGTGAAAAACCAAATCTTCTTTCTGGATTATATAGTATTCAGAGTTACGAATACGAAGGAGAAACGTATAGTTATAATCAACTAACTAATCTTAATATTATATTAACTAAGCAATCTATTTCATTATCTTGTAATAAGATTTGGCTTCTTGATAACAACGAACCTAAAGTAATCCTATCTCCTAGACTACTACGTATTCCTAACTCTAGTTACAAGATATTGGGTTATATTCCCGATATATCCGGTCATGGTAATCATGGAGTTATTCATAACTCGGCTTATGGAGAAGGTAGTGGGGTTAATGAAGATGGTTCATACCAGTTTGATGGTGTAGACGACTTTGTTGCTATTCCTACTTTGTCTAGTGGTGGTAAACAGGTGTTGATGAAGGCGAACTGGCAATCTATTGCCGGTACGGCAATTTTATACGACCAAAGAACAAATGGAGGTTTTGCTATATTTAATAGCGATTTTGATACTAACGAAAATAAAGTGCCAGCATATAGGGCAAGAAATATAGGAGGTAGTACTTATATTGATGGAATACTTAATAAGTATATTTATGCTAGTGAATTAAAAAATATAACTCACAATATTGTTGAATTATATGACCCTAAATTGAATATAGGAACGCTTAACCCAAAAATAGGTAGTTCTTTCTTAAATTCTAGTTATGCTCAAATGTCTCTCTACGACTTCATGCTCTTCGATGAAATCTCAACAGACGATAAGATTAAAGAGCTGAATAAGTATGTAGGTATTGAAGCTAAGGTAGAATTACCGCCTTATTACTGGGATACTTATGGTAAAACTAATCTTGATGCAGATAAAGCAACTATTCAACAAAGAGGTGTAGCCATAGGTGATTATGATTTAACTAATTATAATCATGTTTACGAAGGTATGAGTGGATATAATGGTTATCCGATAATACTTAGTGGAGCTAATAGGACTTATCAAGATAAAGCATCTTATGTTAATGTAGTTGGAGATGATAAGAATGTTATTAATTTAACTAGGATTTCATTTAATACAGCTTCTATATTTAGTTATGTAAAACAAAATGGAGTATTAACTAGTTATAATAAAGATATAGAATCTTTTAAGATTAAAGTAACTGGAATAGATTACTCTAGGTTTGTTATAAAATATAGTTATATCTCCGAAGCAAATGCTACTGCTAAAACTACTATGACTATTGCTTCTGATAGTATTTACGAATTGCCTAAATCGTTTGCAAGTGATGGGAGTCTAACTTCTTCTGATGTTTGGATAGGAATTAACTTTACTAAACAATCAAACGATATACCTGATATAATAGAAGATGTAAATGTAACTATTGAAGTTCTTCCTGAATATGAAAATGGTCTAGTATATGATGGAATAGAGGATTTTAGTGATAATAAGAATGTTCCTATACTTACAGACTTCACGTTCATTATTAAAAGAGAAATATTGGGTTTAGAAACCAATGAGTCAATGTTAGTAATTAAAGGAGATAAAGTATATAATAACGGAATTGGAAATGCTTTTATATTAGAATATAATAGTAATGGTGTAAATTATGTTTATAGTTATGGTAAATTAAATCAGATAAAACGAGACGATTCTAAGATTATTTATTTAACTCCTGAAAGTTATAATGGTAATCCTATTATAAAAGGTGAAAATGGAGATAATCTAGGATTAGTACTTAGTAGACATTGGAGAGGAATAATCTATAAAACAGTTCTATATTCCAAAACTATCTCGTTACTGCAAATTAACTTCCTAAAGAACCTGATGGAAAAGGATGAAATAATTGATTTAAATAACCCAATATTTATAAAAAATGAATAAATGAAAATAATGCCTTATAAACTACTTAAAGTAGTTTATATAATACTTGCTATAATTGCAGTAGTTATGTATACATTAAGTTTAATATTTAATATTTAAAGATTATGATTGATTACATTGTATTTCCTGTTGCTGATATAGATGAAGAGAAGTCAGCAAAGATTGATGAACTTAATTTAGTTCCTCGTAGTAATGTTAGTAAAAACAAAGTATTGATGAAGTGCCAACATTATAAAGAAGTGTTTCCTGAAAAAGTAACTAGAACAGTTACTACTGATGAAGAAGGATTGGAAATTATTAGTATTGAATATCCTTATGAAACTTATTCTAATGAAGCACTTGCTACTTTATTGTCAAGTCCTGAATGGAATCCTAAAGAAGATGAGGTAATAGAAGATTCCCCCATAGAGGAGTGACATTACTTTTATTGCTTAATTCTAAGCCCTGCTTATAACAAGTAGGGCTTTTATTTTGTTCATACTATACCTAACTTTTAATAAAATTATTATTTATAGCTAAAATAGATTAATGGTCGAACTTCTTATATTATCCTTTGTTATGAGTGTATAGTAGCTGCTATAAGATATTCTTAATTTATTAATCTAAACCTTATTTATTATGCAAGTAATTGAAAAAGTTAAAGTCGTTCCCGAAGGTTATAATGGTGCAGGGATGGACGGTTATGGTCGCCGTGATGTTAACGGTAAAGCTAATGCAGGTCTTACGCTTGGTATTATCGGTACTGCTCTTGGAGCTTGGGCTTTATTTGGTAATCGTCGTTCTGCTGGTGTTCTCGGAACTGGTGCAGGTCTTATGGGAGACGGTTCTACAAACATTAATGTAGTTGGTGCAGGAATGGGAAGTGCTGGTGCTCCTACTGCTTTCCAAGCATGGAGTAAGTCTTGTGAAGATACTCTTGCTTTGCAGGGTGGTTTATATCAGTGGGCTTTAACTCAACAGAGCCAACGCTTCCAAGACCGTCAGGTAATAGACAGCGAAATGTTCGGTTTGTATAAGTCACAGATTGATGCAGACTTCTTGCTGTACAAGGGAAACCGTGATAACTATGATTCTCTTAAAGCAGAAATTAGCGAACTTAAAACGCAAGTTGCTGTTAGTGCTGCTATTCGTCCTTATCAGGATAAACTTATCCAGTGCGAAATCGAGAGAGCGTTCACCGCAGGTATCAATTATGTCGATAAAAAGACTTGTAATGTTATCTATGGTGTTACTTGTCTACCTAATGAGCCTACTACAACAGGTCTTGTTGGTAGAAATGCCAATGGTTGTCTACCGTGCGGATTTACTCAAACTGCTAGTACTCCTGCTACATAATATTACTAATCAACTAAAGAATAAGTTATGTTACCTATTAATCAAGTTATACTGGGCGGAACAGACCCTTTGTTAAATACTGGAAGTCTTACAGACCAAATCCAATATTTAGAAGAACAGAAGCGACTTATTGAAGCTAGGCAAAAACAGATTCAACAAGCTGCTAATGGACAACAAACTTTGCAACAAGTTAGTCCTCAACAAACTGCTAAAGTAAGTGTTTGGGACTTGATTGATGCAGAGATTGAACCTCTTACTAATGAACAAAGAAGTATGCTTGCTACTAATGAAGAATATGTAGCTAATTATAATAATCTTCAATCTATGGTTCAAGCAGAAGTTCTTAATTTAGTAAGAGCTAATATTGAGAATAGTCCGGAAGGCAAAGCTCTTTTAGATAATCAACTAAAGTTAGTTAAGAATCTAAAGACCAGTATAATCGAGATGTCACAAAGAGAGATGCAATTGTTCAATGCTTTTAAAGAAGCTAGTGCAAAGAATCCTTCTCTTACTTATGATGAATTTATTAAAACTATGAAGTAATGGTAGAGGTAAGTGTAGTAAAACAAAAGCTGCAAGATTACATTGTTAATCAGATAGATATTCTTGGCGAATCTAATCCAGCTATTAAGTTAGTTAAGCCTTTGGCTAAACGTGCAATTATTAATAACATTGATAGTTTTGATAAGTTTATCAATACTATTGCTAAAGACGGAAAGATTGATATTGAAGGTATAGTTGACGAAGAGATTGAAATAATCAAATCTATTCCTAACTTTGATTTTAATATTCCAGTTTTAGGTAATGGTAACATCTCTAACGGTAACATAACTCTTTCTATTCCTTTTATTAATAAAGGAATTATGTTTAACCAGTCTGATTTGGAAACATTCAGACAACTATTAACTAAGTAATATTATTATGAGAGAAGTACCATACGAGACAGACCAAGATGTTCGTGCTCGTTCTCGGAGAGACAAAATGTACGAACGAATTAATGATTTCCTTGCTCGTGGCGGTCGCGGAAGAAGTGGTCGTGGCGGACGTGGAAGAGGAATGATGAATCGTATTGGATATAAGACTTACGACAACTACGACAGGGATGAACAAAGAGGCTACGGTGAACGTCATAGATATGATGAAAGTCGAGGTTATGATGGAAGTCATGGCTACGATGAAGAAGAACGTATGCTTCTTATGCAAATGCTTGGAGTAGATGGAAACGAACGTTATAATGATTATGGTGATGAACATTTTAATAAGCAGGAAGCTAAGCGTACTGTTGATGAAATGTACCATGTCAAAGACGGTAAGAAATATATCGGTGAGAAATACGATATGCAGAAAGCTCATGAAGTTTGTAGTAAATTCAAAGATAAACTAGAAGATGAAGTAGAAGTTGCTGATGTTTATGTAGCTATTAATGCTCAATATCACGACTACTGTGAACTATTCGAGAAGTGGTTCGGAAAAGGAAACTTTGACGATATGATATTTGAGAGTGCTATCAGCTTTTGGTTTGATGATGTAGACTTCGGAGAAGATAAACTCTGGAAATACTTTAATGAATTGAAGTAATACAAGTTCTGTTATATTCCTAAAGAGAGATTACTAAATAATAGTAGTCTCTCTTTTCTTTTTAAAATAAAGTTTTATATTTGCGCCTGTAATATAAAACTTAATGCTTATGGGAATATTTGTTAAAGTGTTGTTTGTAACTATAATAGCTATAACTATTATAGTATTCGCATGGAAAGAGATTACTACTATCCTTCCTGTGAAAGTCGTATCTTATGTAAAGATAGCAGGTGTGCTATTAAGTGTTATTCTAGGTACTCTATTATTCTTATTGTAATATGGACTTCGGGAATATACTTAATGAGATTCTACGTACTACTGCTACTAGTTTCGATTTCGCATTTGTTATCTGTGTTAACATAATTGCATATTTTGTGATTAAGGTTATTGATAAATTAAATGGAGTGAAACCAGTCTTAGTATGGCAAAAAAGAGTAGTAACTCTTGTGTGCGCATTGTTTCTAGGAATAATTTATTATTCTATGAAACTAGGTGATGTGAGAATAGTATTAAATTCTGTAATACTATCTCTTGTAGCATTTGATGTTATAATTAAACCTATAATAAAGAAATTAGGAATAGATTATAAACATTGATTTAATAAGATAGAAAGATAGATAGAATTAGCTACTCTATCGAACGAGTTCCGATACTCTTCTTTCTATCTTTAATTATTAATTATCGGAATAAAAATCGGTTATGGAAGAGATTTGGAAAAACAATTGAAATTGCTCCTAATTACGAAGTTAGTAATTTAGGAAGAGTTAGAAATAGAAAAGGTTTAATATTAAAACCTAGTACTTCTCATGGATATTATCATATTATACTTATGAATAATAAGAAAAGAATAAGTAGGAATGTCCATAGACTAGTTGCAGAAGCATTTATTCCTAATCCTAATAATTATCCTTGTATTAATCATAAAGACGAATGTAGAACTAATAATGTTGTTGATAATCTTGAATGGTGTACTTATGAATACAATTTAAATTATGGGAATAGAAATAAGTTAGCAAGTGAAAATAGAAGATTTAAACAAGCTAAATATAGCGAAAGAAACGTTAGAATAACATTCTTTAATACTAAAGAAGTAATAGAAGTTGGAACTATTAGTGAAGCAGAATATATTACTGGTGTTACTAGAATGAGAATAAGAAATAGTTTAAGTAGTACTGGAAAACATTTAAAAGCAAGGTTTTTAAGTAAGTTAAATCAAGTAGTTATATTTGAAAATATATAAGTACTATTAGTGAGAGTAGTAAGTGAGAGCCGGCTAGCAATGGTCGGCTCTTACAGTATATGCACCTCTTTATGGGGGAATAAAAACTACGTCCCATGCTCCTACGCTTTCATAGAAACCCACCATTGCATTTTAGTGCCTAACCTTAACTTACTATTATCCGATAGGCTTGCATGCCTCTGTGAGCCTTAAAATGCGTCACGTGTATAAAAATGTTTACAATGCGAACGCTTGTAAGCTAGATAGTAAGTTAGATAATAGTGCTGAATCAAAATTATTAATAAAAGTCTTGTTAATACTAATATAATAACTATATTTGTTATAATACTAATTCAAAAACAAAAGTAATATGGCTTCATTAAATCAAATTGTATCTGAAATAGCTCATGCTATTCATCAGCCTAATAACTTTACTACGAGACAAACTATTCGTAGTGCAGTTATTCATACGTTCAATGAACAGATAAGACAGACTTATGAGCGTCATGCTAATGTCGATAAGATATTAATGCAGAGATATAGAGTAAGTCTTATTAGTGTTCCTGACGGAGATATATTTCAAAGTCTTGTAAGTACGAAGTATAAAGTTAAAAGAAGCAAGACTAGAATACCTAGACCAGTTCGTCTTGATAATAATCTTCCTTTTGTTAGTGTTCGTACTGTTGGTTATGATAATATGGCTATTCCTTTTATTAAAGAAGCAAATGCTCAATTTTATAAAGCATTGCCAGGAATGTGTACTAGTCTAAGTTATGATTATATCAATGGTTATCTATATGTTAATGGAAATGGTAATCCGTTGATTGAACCACTAGGACATATTGTTATTGAATCACCATTTGAAATACCTACTGAAATTCCTATTGAAACAGAAGAAGGAGTTGAATCCAACTTCGATAATGATGATGAATTTATCATTCCCGAAGATATGGTAGAACGCATTAAAGACGTAATCTATAAACGTAATCTACTTAATGTAGAGAGAGTAACTAATGAAGTCCCAGTTAAGGATGATATAAATAAACAACAAATAGAAGTATAATTATGGCTAGCGGTGAAAGATACGACCACAGAAATATGTATACTAGCTTTATAAAGACAGCCGAAGAGGATTATGTTCTCGTGTCTGAAAAGATAGCTAGATACAAATCTTTATTATATAAAATCAAATATTCTATTGAACAGAATAGAAATGCTATTGAAGCTATATTTGATGTATGTGTCTATAACTATTGGGAATGGAATACTGATGAACTAGATATTGATAGAAAGATGGAGAAAGCAATAGATGCTAAGTTCACTAAATTCGATTCTTCCAAACAATTAAGATACGGTAACATATATCGTAACTTAAAACAATACTTTAGAGTACTTCGTAAAATAAGAGAATATGAGATAAGACAGCAGAGAATTAAGAATCGTAAGAGTATTACTCATTCTCAATATGAAGCCTATTGCAAGTTATTCTTTAGAGAAGTATCTAAAGAAGTTCTAAGAGGAAAAGTTTATAAGTTTGAAAAGAGATTAGGTTGTCTTATTATAGAAAGGGTTCTAGTTAGAGATAGTTTTACTACTGCCGATGGAAAAGTTGTTAAACTCAAGAAGGTTATTGACTATTATAAAACAGAGTTAAATAAAAGAAATCTTCTTGCTCAAGGGCTTATTCCTTATAATAAGAAAGACCATGCTGCTGCTTTACTAAGAGGTGAGAAATACGAAGGAATTAAATATGTGGAGTATCTTGATAATCCTTATTATTGTAAGTTACTTATGATTGACGGTACGATTAAGAATAGACCATTGTTTAAATTCTATGGAACTAATCTTCACATGAAACGTAGTAATGATGATATACTATCTGAATGTAAAACTGTTGAAGATATTATTAATGTTGATACTGATATTAATAATCGTCTTTCTTTAATTAATAAGTTTGACCCAAGTTACACTATAAAATATATTAGAAATAATGAACAAAGAGCTATCTTCCGTAGAAACTATTATCGCAAGACTTGATAATGATTTCAATATTATGAGTAGTGATTATATACCTAGAGTGGGTGCTTGGTGTATAGATGCTATGAATGAAATGGGTATTCTTCAATATGAAGAAAAAGAAACTACTGTTGATGTTGTTGATAGAGTTGCTTATTTCCCATGCTGTATGAACGCTTTTAAAGTTTATGTTGAGGGTTGCGAGATTTCCCCCTTAAAGAAAAGTAAATGCTCTTGCTCTTCCGGTACTACTGAACATTTCGTCCAAGATAGAGAAAGAGCTAGAGAACGTGAAAGTAAGCGTACTGTTGAGATTGACCCCGAAGGTTACGAAGGAAAGAATTATGTATATCTTCGAGATGCTAATGCAATCCAATTAAACTTTGATGCAGATGTTGTTACCGTATCCTATCTTACAGTTAAAACTGTATATAGTGATACGTTTCATTGTAATATACCTGTTATTCCTAATAACGGTAAACTTATTGAAGCACTTGAATGGTTCTGTATGTGGAAGTTACTAAGTAGAGGATTTAAACATCAAGTCTATTCTTTACAAGGTGCTATGCCAGTTAATCCATATTTGTTATGGAGAGATTCTCGTGATAGAGCTAGAGCTTCTGTTATTAATGAAAATCAAGATGCTAACGCTTATAAAGGTTGGTCGTCATTCTTTTATAATTCAACGTTTAGACCGAGAGAATAATGGAAATAGTTAAAGAATTAAATAAAGATGATGGGTTAGAATTTATAAAGAATGGTTCTATAACTCATGCTTCTAATGTAGTAGTTTCTAAAGATGGCAATTCTATTCAGAATGAAAAGTCTTTAGAAACTATTGCTACGTTTAATAATACCATTGTTGGTATTGTGCCTTGTGCTACTGAACTTGTTATCTTTACTAATGCCAATGAAATATTTAGATATAACGAGTTTACTGGTGAGACTATTAAAGTAGCTGCTTCATGGGAATGGTATGGTGGAGAAGTATTTGGAACTTATACGTATAATGTTCGTGGAGACTTAATCATAGCTATTAGTGAACGTAATCCTAGAGAAGATGTGCCACTAAAAGTTATAAATCTTAATAATGCTGATTTAGGTTCAGATAATATCTTTACTCTTAATCCTAATATTCCGCAAGTTACTGTAACTGATTACAGACAGATGGCTGGTGGAAGAATGAGAATGGGAACTTACTTGTTATTTATTAGATATGAAATAACAGATAATGAATATACTAGTTGGAGAGATTTAGGAGTTGTAATTTATCTATCTAATGAATTAAGTAAAGAGACTGTGTCTTCTGTAACTATTGAAGGAATTAAAGTGCCAGCAATAGTTACTGTACCTACTCATATTACAGCTACTTACGAACTATATGATTATTCAAGGGAAGACACTGATTACGCACAGTCTTATATCTATGCTAAGTTAGAGATGGTTAATAAGACTACTAATAAGTTTAAATCTTTTCAGATAGCTTATGTTTGTACTTATAAAGATGGAACAGAAGCCTATAACTTAGGTAGTTACCAATTCAACAAAGAAAACAAATATGATATATATGGTATTCGTTCTGGTAAGACTCAAATGTCTGTTGATGAAGTATTAGTGTCTGCTAACAACTTTAATCTTTATAATATCAAAACAATGTGTAACTATAATAATAGATTATATGTTGCTAATTATAAAGAAAAAAGTAGAAAGCTAGATATTGATAGTTTCGATACTAGTGGAATTAAAGTTGGTGTTTGGAATGAAACAGACAATCATGGAAATAAATTAAAAGATGATTCTGGAAAAGAAACTGTTATAGGTGTTCCAAAACCTATTGAAGATGAAGTTTATAGATTCTATATTCATTATGTTTATCCTGATGGAAGTTATACTGATGGTATTCTTATAGAAAATAACAATTATCGTCATAAAGATACTAATAATGGTTTTTGGGTAAAAGACCCAGTACAAATTGTTATAGGTAGATATTATAATACTTCGATTAATAAAGATGTCGATATTATGATGGATTGTTATGATGATACTAAAGTGTCTGATGTAAAGGCTGCTATTGAACAAGCTAAAAAGGATTATCCAGGATGGTATGGGATTACTATTATGGATAAACTTAGTCTTATTCAAATGGCAGAAGAGGCTAAGATAGATTACTATTGGTTTAATCTTGACCCACGGTTTATGGATGGAAGTACTACTAGTTCTAGTCCATACTACAGAATGAAGTTCTTATGTCCATTTACTAATAACAAAGGAGATAGATTATTCAGAACTCCACATCAAGTAAAAGGAAACTTTACTTTTAAGAACATACCTATGTATGAAGGATTCGTAGGTTACTTTATTAGCTATGAAGAAATAGATAGTATTCTTATTTGCGATGGTATAGTAGACCAACATAGAGATGAAGGTTTTAGCAATGATGTTCTTAGAGAATCTAGTTTTAATAATCTAGCTGTATACTCTAGTAGTTATCAATTCTATTCAGACGATATATATGTTCTAAAAAAGAGTGGAACTCCAAATGTATTTGTTAGTCTTGGAACTCTTAGTTTTCAAACTAGAGATGGACAAACAGCTAATAATAGAGATACTATTAATGCTTATGTAGTTAAAGACTGTGCTAGTAATTCTATTAGAGAATATAGTCATGTAAATAGCTCTGATTTTTATGCAGCTAATAGTATATCACAAATTGGAATAACTTCTAAGATTGTTGCAAATAATGCTGGTCAGTATTTTAAAATTGGAATTCCTTATAGTAGTGCAGGACAATTAATCTCTACTAATATACTTACAGAAGGAACAACCACTACTAAATTACTTACTAGAGGTAGACTTCTTTATATTAATCAAGAAATATATACTAAGAAAGAAGGAGTTAAACTAATACGTCTAGGGCAGAACAAATATGTAGATGGAGAACCTCTTCCATTAGTAGGTTACGAGTATGGCGAAAATGGAATGAGACAAAATGTTACTGGATATATTAGTATGGATTCTGCTATTATAATATTTGATAATGCAGGAGTTACTTATTCAGGAGATTGGCAGCCTGTATATGGTTCGGTAGATAGAAAGTTCTACGGTATATATAGAACGGCAGTAGGATTAGAAACTATTGATAATGCTGTTAGAGATGTAATGCACATTAATGCAGTCAGATGTTATAAACAACTTACTTATTTACCAAGTGCTAAGATTAAAGTAGGAAAGATAGAAGATACTTACTTTACTTATGCTAGAGGAGATGCTGGTAACTTTGTGAACATATCTAATAGACAATTAACTGCGTCTATTCTTTACGGGTTATACGAAGTATCTAGTATATACGTTGATTATGCAAGACCTAACATAAATGCTTATAATCCTAATGCAGTAGCTAATCAAGTAGAAGTCTACGGCAAGTTTATTCGTAGAAGTAATGTTCTTCAATCTGAATCTACTAGTAATGCTTGGAGACAGTTTCCTGCTGATGGATATAAGATAATTAGCGAGAACAAAGGTAACATCATTAATATACTAGGAACTGGTGTTTATCTTATTGCTCATTGTGAACATTCAATGTTTATCTTTAATCGTGATTCTACTCTTGCTACTAAAGACAAAGATGTACAGATGTATATGCCAGATGCTTTCGATACTGAATATCAAGAAGTATTTACTAGTGAGAAAGGATATGGTGGACTACAAGACTTTGGAGCATTTACTTGTAATGAAGTTGGTTACGTATTCTTTGATAAGAGCAAACGTAAGTTATATAGATTCGATGATAAACAACTAAATGATATTACTACTGGTATTCAGAGTGTATTAGATAAATACGTTAATAAGAATACTATTGTTAATATAGGAATGGACAAAGAATCTAATCGGCTTATCTGCTCCTTTACGGGGGAGGAAAAGGTCTTCACATTCTCCTATTCTTTAGCTGCTAATAATTGGATAAGTACTCATAATTATTCTGGTAAGTACTTCAATACTAAGACAGAACTATATCAAATACCAGATAGTACTCCAAAAGTAATATATAAGAATGGTAGTCCTAAAATAAATGGAGAACTATTATATCCATATCTTAATTACGAGTATTGTACAATAGATGATAACAAGAATCCATTTTATATTAGTGAAGCTGTTGGTTGTGCAGTAGTAGATGTAGTATTTAACTTAGAGTTCGATACAATTAAGTTACTTAACTACATAACTTACGACTTAAAAAAGACCAACAATATTAATTATAGTGGGAATAAAATTCTTATATTTACGAATACAGGTATCTCAACTGAATGGGATGTTTCAACAACTAGTCGTAATGAAAAGAATATGACTAAGCCATACTACGAGCAAGGTAAATGGAACTTCAATTACTTCCGTAGTTTGATAAAAGGAGTTGAAGAACTAGAACCAATAGATAGAATTACTGGTAATTACAATATTGTAATACTTGACGAGAATCAAGTTAATATAATAACTGCTGGTAAACCATATAAGAAACAAGACAGTCTTATTAATGGTAAGTATATTGGTATTCGCTTCATTATTAAAGAGACTGATGTTGCAGTTACTCTTAGTAATATAGAATGTTTTATTAATAAATACAGAGAATAATGGTACAAAGAATTAATCAAAGACCGAAAGCATTTATCGGTGCTGCCATATCTGTCGGTACTCAACTAATCGGTGGAATACTGAATAGTCAAAAGCAGAAAAGACAAGAAGAAGAACAACGTCGTCTTGTCAAGAAGCAAGAGTATCAACAACGAGCAGCTTATATGACACAGCAAACAGCTGTTGATAACGATACTTATGCCGATATAAGAAACCAACTAATGAGAGTTGGCGGTGATACCCCCCGTAAAGGAGTAACACCAATCGTTAGTCGTGGTGGTACAGCTGTGCCTATCAAGAAGAATACGTTTCTTCTTAAAGGTCGTAAGCATAATACTGGTGGTATTGTTATTGGTAAAGGCAAAAACTCTATTGAAGCAGAAGGAGAAGAAGTAGTACAAATAACTCCTAAGCAACTTAAAGTGTTTAGTGCTCAACCTATACTTAATGGTAATAGTCCTGCTGAATTAGTTCAGAAAGGTGTTGAACCTTCTAAAGTATTTAATGCACAAGAATCATTTAAAGATAGAAATGGTCTTAATGATGATGGTACTAAAAAGAAAAGAAATATGAGAACAATAACTGGTAAAAAGAAACTAGGTGGTTTGTCTCGTAAGAAAGATTACGGTTCAGATAAGAAACCTTATCCTAGTGTTAAGTCAAATGATTTTGCAGGTGGTGGACGTAGTTATCCGATTCCAACTAAAGCTGATGCTCGCGATGCTCTTAGATTAGCGGGCTTACATGGTCGTTCTGATGTAAAAGCTAAAGTATATAAGAAATATCCTGAATTAAAAAATAAGAAAGCTGTATTAGGAACTCTTGGAAGTTTAACTGGTGCTAATCGTAGACTATTAGCTCTTAATCAAAATGTTCCTTCTGCCGGTATTATTGCTGGGGCAAAGATTACTAATCCTAGTGCTTCTAGTATTAAGCCGATGAATGTGTCCGCTAATAGTGGAAGTAAAGGTTTTAACCTGTTTAAAGGAGTAGATAAAGGAGAAGCTATAAGTGCAGGTATTGGAGCTGCTGGAACTTTAATTAGTGGATTACTTAATAAAGGAAGTATAGATAAAACTTCTGCTCCACAAGTCCCTACTCCTCAATTAATTGCTCCTGCTAAACTTAAAACTAGCATTAATATAAATCCTCAACTATCAGATGTTAGAGAATCCGAACTTAATCAAAATAGATTAGTTGAAGGAAATACTGCTAGTTCAGTAGCTAGTGTTGCTAGACAACAAAGAATATCTAATAATGCTTTAAGTCAAAGAAGTAGATTAAGAGGTGAGAAAGAAAATCTTGAAACTCAATTGCAAAATCAAGATGCGATGAATCGTCAACAAGTAGCTTCTGCAAATGCTCAACAAGTAAATGAAGCTAATAGATTTAATGCTATTTCTAAAGTTCAAACTGCTAATGATAAAATTCAAGCTAACGCTAATAATCGTACTAATATAATCGAAGGACTTACTAGTGCAGTTAGAGATTATCAACTAGGCGTAGATAAAAGACGTTCAGAAGAAAATGCTATTGCTGCTATGATGAGTGCTAATCCTGAACAAATGGAATTGTTCTTAAAACTAATGGAAAAGAATAAAGGTAGACTAGGTAATATACGAAGTACTTTATTCAGATGTGGTGGTAAGAAAAAGATTGCTTAATTATAAATACTATAACTATGCCGATAGATATTAAAACAGCAGGTTATCAAAAGAGGGAGCGGGTTGCCGCTCCTTTAGATGTTTACAATAGTACGTTAAATACTCTTCAACAGAAACATGATACTGCTATTGAAACTAGTAATCAGATTAAAACATTTCTTGCTAATAAGCAATTAAATGAAGCTGAAAATGAATGGCTCAATAATTATTCGAGAGATATTAATGCTCAAATAGAAGCAAGTGCACAAAACGGAAGCTATGCTACTGCTTTAACTGCTGCTAAAAGGTTAGCAGGAGAAGTAGCTAGTAATCCCGGTCTTATTGGTCGTGAACGTTATCAACAAGAGTTTAAAAAGTTCCAAGATGAAGTTACTAATAGTAATGCTTATGATGGTGATGTTAAAGCATACGCATTGGAACAGAATAAATATAATTATAAAGACCAAGTAGATGAAACAGGTAAAGTAATAGGTGGTAATCAATTCCAACCTAATTATCGTCCTGTTGAACAAATAGATTATAGTGCTTTATATCAGAAAGTATTATCTACTGTTGGTGTTGATTCTAGTTCTGGTGAACAACTAGTATGGGGAGATGCAGAAGGTAATCTTAAAGATGGTCAAGGTAATATTGCTGCTGGTGATGTTCCTTATCTTAAAACAGCTAGTGGTATTCAACAATTATCAGCAGATAAGATTCGTGCTGCGTTTGAATCTGCTTTAAATGAAACTCCGGGTGCTCGTGCTTCTCTAGAACAAGACTATAAAGTAAATGTTTGGAAAGCTAATAAAGGTAATAAGAATAATCTTGTTACTAAGCCTGACGGAACTATTATGTCACAGAGAGAATTTGAAGAGAACCTATTTGCTCCTAGATATGCTGCTTCTGCTTATCGTAGAGTTGAAAGTAGAATTAATCCTGAATTAGGATTTAATATATTAGCTGCTGCTCGTAAAAATTCTGCTAAACCTAAGACTGGTAAAGAACCTGATTTACTTCCTTCTTTAGCTACTATTGGTGGTAAAGAAAAAGTAGAACCTGATACTCCTGCTAAAGTACAATCTCAATTAAATACTCTTAATGGTCAATTATCTAATATGTTTTCTTCTTATGGAATATCTAAATCTCTTCCTTTAGATGAGGCATATAGTAAACTACGTTCAGGTATTGCTAATAATGTTACTTTATCTGATGCTGCTAAGAAACAATTATTAGATGAAGCTAATACTTATTATAGAGAAATAGCTAATGCTAATAATCGTTTAGATGCAATGAAAGGACATCTTACACAAGAAGAACAATATGCTTCGGAGTTCTTAGGTAAGAGACTAAGTAATGGAGATATGGCTGATACTAATAATCCTATGCAACTAGAATATGCTAATAGAATGAATAAGTTATTTACTGATTCTAAAGGCAATAGTTTTGATACAGTTCTAGTTAATCCTCTTAATGATAGTAGCAAAGCTGCTATTATATCTAAACTTAGAACAGATATGGGATTGACTAATCAAGATGTGTCGTTTAGTAAAATAGGAGATAAAGAATATATTCGTATTAGTAAAGATGCTTATATTCGTTTGGCTCCTGAAATAGCAGATGTTCTTAAACTTAGTCCCGTAGGATTTACTACTGGTAATAATGCTCCTGAAAAATTCACTAGAAACGATGAAGTTTTCTATGGAAATAAAGTATATGGTAGTTTAACTACTATGGGTATTGCAGGTTTTAGAGCAATAGGACGAGGTGAAATAACTACTGCTAAGAGTACTAAAGATTCTCCTGCTTACGTATATGAAAAAGCTGCACAAATGTCTAATGCTGCAACTAAACGTATATCTAAATCATTACCGCCTAGTTATGTTGATGTTAATGTATTTGATTTACCGCCTCATGTAGTTGCTACTGGTCAAGGATTTGAAGACGACCAATTAAAGAACTACAATGAAAGAGTAATGAATATGATTAGTATTGCTAATCCTGGAAGTATTGTTATTAAGAAACGTAATGCCGAAGGAGTTCTTGAACCTGTTGAAGATAGTAGAGAACGTGATGCTATTATGCAAACTATTCAAGCACAAGTTAAGAAGAAAAACATTAATAACGGCTGGTGCTCATCATCTTCTACGGGGGAATACGGAGTATTCTTAAATATTCCTTATACTCCTAAGACTGGAAAGAATAGTGCTAAGAACCCTGATTCTGAAATGGAAGAAAGAATACAAAATGCAGTAGCCGGAGACTATATGATTACAGGTGCTATCCTTAATGATGAAATAGAAAGATTCAAATCTCTACCTGCTGTTAAAGCAATGGACACTCTTAATTCTATTAAGTATAATAATGCACTTAAAAGGAATTATCGTTTATCTGATGCTGAATTTGGAGATGGAACATATTCTGCTGTTACTGATGGTGGTAGTTTCTATCAGATATTAGACGCTAATGATGAACCAGTAATTAAGATTACAGAAGATGAGTTATTTCAACGTATGTTTCAGAATAATCAAGCTAATGCTATTCTTGCTCCTGTTAAAGAAGATATAAATCTTATTAGTGCAAGGAATGGTTCTATTGCAAATTCCCCCATAGAGGAGCAGCAAGTTATTGCTCGTCCTCTTATGCAGAAGGCTATGATTATGGCAGGTGCTACTGGTAATCTTAAAGAATTAGATATTGATACTAAGAGACAAGTATTCCAATTCTTTAATAGAATGTATTCAGGACTTACTGGTGAATCTCCTAGTCAAGTGATACTTAATCAAATGAACGATTTAATGAAATAATTTATGCCAAACATATTTGATGATATATCAGTAGAAAAAGCTCCACTAAACAGTGGGGCTAATTCTGTTAATATGGCTAAAGAAGCTCCTACTGTTACTAAATACAAACCTGATGTAGCTGCACAAGGCGACTTCATGTTTCGTAATCTTAATGGTAAAGAAGTCTTTACTGGAACAGAGGAAGATTATCATTCTTTAGCTAAGTATGGTGCTGAACCTAATCGTTATCAAAGTAGAGAAGAATTAGAAACTCTTCGTGCTAAAAATCAATCAGCTTGGAAACAAGCAGGTAATGCTTTAGGTCAAACTATTGGAACAGTTATAGGAGATACTGTTGGTGGCATGGGTATGTTAGTAGATTTAGCTACTGCTGGATTATGGGATGATAAACCGTTTAGTAATCCTATTACTAGAGCAGGTGATGCTATATCTGACTATGTTCGTGATGATTTGTTTCCTATATATCGTGAGAATCCTGATAAAGCATTTGATATGAATGACTTTTCAGGTTGGTTCTTTAGTCAAGTTCCAAGTATTGCTAGTTCTCTATCTTTAATGGTTCCGGGTGCTTTATTAACTAAAGGAGTTGGAGCTGTTGGTAAAGGTGTTGCAGCATTAGGACGTAATAGTTCTAAAGTAAGTCGTGCAATAAATTGGGCTAAGAAAGCTACTAAATTAGATAATGTGTATCGTGCTAATAAGTTAAAACTTATCGCTAAAGATGGTATTACTGCTATTGGTATGCGTCTTGGTGAGAACTATCAAGAAGCTCGTGGAGTTGCGGAACAAATAGAAGGAGAAGCATTGTCGTTATTTACAGGAATGTCTGATGAAGAATTTCAAACTTGGTTAGATAATAATCCTGATATTGCTAATGAAGCTAAAGAAAGAACTAAAGAAGAAGCCGCTCTTATAGTCGCAGATAAAGCAGCTATGCGAAACTTTGGATATAACGCAGGTAATGTATTCTTTGATTACATGCAGTTGCGTGCAGTTAATAAAGCATTAGGTCAAGTTAATCGTGCTATTACTCCTCGTATTCGTTATTCACAAAATCAAGCTCTCGATAGAATAGCTTCTACTGGTGTTGAATCTGCTAGTCAAACTTTAGGTCAAGCGGCAAAAGGTACTATTAAAGATTTTGCAGGTAAAATAAATCGCTTTATTAATTCTAGTGAGAATCTATTGTTATCTGAATTATCCGAAGGTGTTGAAGAAGCTATTAACTTTATAGGTCAAGAAGAAGGAACTTTATATGGTCGTTATCTATTAGGTCAAGCTGAACAATATAATGGTGCTATATCTATGGATAGAATAGAGAAGTACTTACAGAATCCCCAACTATATAATGCTGCATTATGGGGAGTTATTGGCGGTGTTACTTTTGGCGGTACTATGTCAGCTATTAATAATCGTAAAGGTGGTAATGTAGAAGAAAAGCAACGTATTGCTGAAATCAATGGTCGTGAACAAGTATTCAATGAATACGCTCGTCAAATGAAGATTATTGAAAATGGTGAGAATCCATTTCAGATAGAACGCGATGCTAAAGGTAATCCTATTACCTATCTTGATGACGGAACTGTTAGCCAAGACCCAACAATAGGTACTACTCGTTATAGTAAAGTTAGTCCTGAAGAACAAGAAGATTTGCGTGCTGCTGCTAAAGAGAAGTTCACAACTACTCTTACTTTAAATGCTATTCGTTCCGGTAACTATGAATTACTCGAAGATTATATCGAAGACCCTAGACTAAAGAAAAAGCTAGTAGATGCAGGTCTTGCTGATGAAGCAGAATATGATAGAGATACTCAATCTATAAAAAAGACTATGCGTAATGTTCTTAATAGATATATTAACTATTCTAGTGCATTACGTAGTGCTAATATAGATGATGCTCTATTAGATGTAGCTATATCAGAGAATATAGTTAATGCACAAGAAGCTGATTTACTAAATAAACGAATAGAAAGAATTAATACTATTCAATCTCAATTAGAAAATACTATTCCTGCTATTAATGAGATTCTTGACCCAATGGCTAAGAATCGTATGCAGTTAGGTATATTAGAACAGTATCGTCGTGAAGTAATGTCTACTTACAATAGTCTAAAGGATAGTAATAATCCTTTGGATAAAGCACAAGCTAGTCAGTATTTAGATATATCTAAGATAATAGAATCTAAAGTTAATGACTTACGTAGAGGTTTAAGTCCTATGGAAAGTCTATTCTTAGATAATGTTCGTAGTGTAGAAAATATAGCTCTTAGGATAGAAGGTAGTCAAGAACAGAATGACCTTATTAAGAAACAGATAGAAAAACTAGATGAAAATGATGTAGCTCTATTTAAACAAGCAGGTAAATACTTTAATCTAGGTACTCTATCTAAACAAGTTCGTGCTATTAATTCAGAGTACATGGATAATATGGGACAGATACTTCTCGATGAAATTCGTAGAGATAACTATCGTTCTAATATTATTACTACTAATGAACAAGCTAAAGAGTTTGAAGATACTCGTAAGAAAGAGTTTGAAGAAGCGGCTAAGAAGTTAGTTAAGTCTGCAAAGAAGAATCTTAATGATTTCGTTAACGTTGCTACCGAAGAAGAACTTGCTAAGTTAGATAAAGCGTTAGATAATGCTTTTACAGAAGAGGAATCTCAAGATACTAGTAATAAGAGTTTATCGAATGCTGTTAGTATTCTATCTAATTCAGAGAATGGTAAGAAAGATATAACATCTTTAAGAGAAGCTATTACTAAGAGAAGAAATAGTCTTGCTGCACAAAGTCAGGCACAGCAACAGACTGTGGATAACCAGCAACAAGGCTCCTCTACGGGGGAAACGAGGAGCGAAGCGACGAGGCAAGAAGAACCAGTAGTTAAGCCTACTCCAAAACCTAAACCAAAGACTGCTAAAGAGAAGAAGCTAAAAGAGACATTAGATAAAGTAGTATCTAAAGCCAATTCAGGTGTTGTAAATAAAGCTAATATTAATAACTTAGAATTTACAATAGTAAAGCCTTTTGCTAGTCTAGGAGATGTTAGTAGAAAACCGGTTAAAGTAAGTGCAATAGATGTACGTGTTAGTAAATTTGGTAACGTTAGTATTGACGGAATGGATGCTAAAGGCAATATAATTGCTGATGTTACTATTGATGAATTAAATGCCGCTATTGCTATTGGAGATGTTACTTACGTAGATACTAGTAAATCTGATGAATCTGCTCCTGCCGATACTAATGTTCTTGAATCAGCTATATCTGATAATGACTTAGAAGGGCAACGCCAACGTATAGAAGAGATAAATCTAATTATAGATTTATATAATCAAATACAAGGTAATCAGATAGAAGGTAAGACATTTACTAGTCTTAATGATATGATGGTTTATATACAACAGTTAAATCCTAGAGCTATTAGTTTGTATAATGATATTAAGATTCTAGCTAATCGTCAAATAGTAGACGGTAAGATAGTTAATGTTGACGAAGAGATTAAAACTCCTTCTGATATTATACAAGAAGCTAGTAAGACTTTAGATAAAGCTGTTGCAGAAGATAAACAGAATAGTAAAGATAATGGTTACTTCTTCAATCTAGTTAATTTAAATGATAGTAAAGTTTATTCTCGTATCGGTCAATTAAAGACTAATGATACAGTAAGTGTAGAACTAGATGAAAATGGTAATCTTATTGTTAAGTCTCGTGGAATTAAGATAGGTGAGTTCCCTAAGATTGGTTATAATAATGGTAATGTTGAAGTTATGAATCAAGGTTGGAGATATACTGTTAAGAACGATAGTATAGATTTCATAACTCAACTTCAATCTATTATTGCTAGCGAAGAACCTGCTGCTAAAGAATTTGTACAACTACTTAATAATATAAGTCGTCTATATCGTGTTCGTAATAATCCCGAAGTTGAGGGAACATTTGGACATCAACTTAATGCTTTACAAGAGAATGTTTACTGGAAGAATCTAACTAGTTTGTTTGGTGATACTCAAACTAATCTATTAGATAGGATTAAACATCTTAATAATATTGTATTCTTTAATAATGCTCTTAATGTTAATCAATCTAACTTTAGTGTTATTGTTAATGAATCGTTGACTAATTGGATGAATAAACTCAAGAAGTCTTATACTGACATTAATAACTTAAAGTCCTCTATTAGTAATACTAAGTCTAAAAAGAAACGTTTAGTTGTTGGTCGTACAAGTTCAGGTAGTGTTATTTATGCTAGAGATAAACAAGGTAATCCTATATATCGTAAGTTTGGAGACGTAACTACTAGTGAAGCTACTGACGGTTATCGTCTAGTAGTAGGAGTTGACGGAGGAGTTGCTGATATTAAATCTAATAGCATTATTGCTACTAGCCGTATTCCTAGAGGTGTAGTTGGTATGACTATTAAAGATTCAGAAGGTAGACTTATTGCTGTTACTAGTCGTGAGAATACTATGAGTAATAGTGAAACAGAAGCTACTGAATATACTAAGAGGTTTAACGAAGGATTAGATAAGTTATTCCATTCATTAGTAGATGCTACTCTACAAGGAAATACTGATTTACATCAACAACTATTAGATGAAATATCTAAGTACGTAGGTAAGCAAAAAGCTCTTTATGGTTATGAAGTTGTAGGTCGTGCATTTCGCCCTCTTACTAAAGCAGGACCTATTGTTTATTTTAATGTTGCTGATAGAAATGTAACATTCTCTATTCCCGGTGAGCTTAAACGTAGAAGACTTATGGCTCGTATGCCTAATGGTTTTGTTCCCACTAATAATCATGGTAACTTTAGTACTATGATGAAAGAAGTGTATTCTATGCTTACTCGTAATGTTATTAATTCAGCTATTCGTGGTGAATCTAATTTATTTAGAATGGCAGACGGTAAACTACAAGCTAAGATACCTAATATACTTCAAGATGAATGGATGGACACAGGTTATAGTAGTTATGAAGAGTTTGTAGCTAAAGACGGAGTATTAGTTACAGACTTAGGTAATGTTACTGATAATAAAGGTAATATCATTAGTAACTTTAATTATGTAGGAGATGTATATAATCGTAATATTACTCTTATGGATCCTAGTCGTAGTGCTGGTCGTACTAACGCGGCTGACGCCGCTGTTTCCCCCATAGAGGAGCAGCAAGTTGTGTCTCCTGTTGCTACACCTGACCCACTTGCTAGTCAAGATAGTGCTCCTCAAGTAGGTACTCTTATGGAAGTTGCACAAGCTAATACTACTAATCCTAATCTATTATCTGTTGTTTCGGCATTAGAATCTGCTGGTATTGCTCTTAATCCTGATATTGAAATAGTAGGTGAAAAAGGTAGATTTGCAGGAATAGTTGCTGGTGGTAATACTATTACTCTTACTAATAGATTCGATACTCTTGAACCTGAACGTAGAGTACTTACTCTTATACATGAAGGAGTTCATTATCTACTTAATGATGAACGTGCTAATATAGAGCAATCATTTGGTGACTTATATGATAAGTTTAGTAGTTTTATTAATCAGGATTCTGCTTTAGTAGAAGAATACGGAAGATTCTTAAATAGTGATAAACCTAGAAATGTAGCTATTGAAGAGTTTGTAGTTGAAGCTATTACTAATCGTACATTTGCTAGATTACTTGCTAGGATTAAATATGATTCTAAAACTAATACTGAATCTAATAATCTGTTTACTAAAATTATTGATGCTTTAGTAGAGATTATAGGTAAAGTTGGTAATATAGATAATACATTACTTGGTGAAGTTCGTAATCGTTTATCTACTATTGGATTAGAAACATCTGATACAGCTAGTACTACAAGTACTGTTCATGATGATGTATTTGATAGAGCAGAAGAAGATACAGGAGTTCCTACTGATGATGTTTTTGATATTCCTGATATAGACCTAGACTTAGATAGTGCTATAAGTGATAACTACCGACAAGTCGATAACTTCGATAGTTTAGTGGAAGGTTTGAATAACCGTCAGAAGGCTATCGTGAGCCATTTGTTTGACACTGGTGGGCTTAGTTTCGTATGTAGCTAACTAAGATAAGCCTAGAGACGAAAGTCCCGTAGAAAGCCTAAGAATGAGCCATTCTAAAGCCGCCTACGGGACTTTTCTGTTTTCCATATCTTACTATCGAGACGCTATATAAAATGCGAATTTCGGCAGGATTTTGCGGTCTACGGGCGTCCGTCAGCCTTCGGAACGTGTGGTTTCAGACTATTCGATAAATATATTTGATAGTGTTGATAATAATGCTATCTTTGATACTGTTAGTAATTACTTAATTAATAATATAAAGTATATGAGTTGTACTCCTAGTAATCCTAAATTAGATAAGCTATTAGAGCTTACTAATAATGATGTTAGAAAGTCTACCGAATATCTTGCTACTATCGAAGATGCTAGTTTTCGTGAATGGTATCAAGAAAAGATTGGTAGAGATTTCAATGAAGAGAGTATTGATGAAAACACTGTTAATGCTGTTGTAGCATATAATAACAGAGAGACAATTAATACTCAAGATTATGTTCAGAATGTTCGTACTTCACGAACTGGTGTATTTGGTAACGATATAGCAAAGGAAGACCATGCTATTAATATTCTTAGTACTATTTATCTAAAGAGCCAAGAAAGTATTCGTAAAGCTCTTGCTAATAGAAAACGTAAAGGTGAGAAAGAAGTCCTAAAGGATAAAGCTGGTAACGAGTTAAGTCCTCAAGCTGCTGTAAAGTTAACTATGATTACTTATCTTAATCGACATCTTAAAGAAAATGATAAGAAACTTACGCAAGAACAAAAGGCTTATATCGGTACTATTATTCGTAATCTTTATGATGGTGGTAATTATAACCGTAATGAGTTATTTGATATTGTTATTAATTCACCCGAAGTTATTAGTCTTAGCAAAGAGTTTGGTATAGATACTAACGAGGATTATGAAACTAATGACGATGCTAAAGAAGGAAGTGAACAAGATAGTCGCCAAGAAGACCCTGAAATTATTGCCGCTTTACGTGCTGATTGGTCTGAATTAGCTGACCAACGTAAAGACATTGATAAGAATGTTAGTAAAGAAGTAAAAGAATGGTTTGTTCGTTTGCCTAAAACTAATAGTAATTCTTTTATTAATGAAAAACCTGATACAGCTAGTGATACTTATTCGGGTATAGCTGAAAGTGCTGGATTCTCTAGTGCTTTTAAAGCATTGAATAACTATGGTAACTTCTCTAGTGTTGAAGCTATGGTAGAAAGTTTTCATACTATTGCTGAAAGATTTAAAGAAATGTCTCATTTAGAATATGCTGCTCGTCTACTAGAAGATGAAGCTAATGTTCAGATAAGAAATAAGATATTTACTCAACTAAAACAATCTATTTGGGAACGTAATGAAGTAATTCAAAGTGCAGACGGTTCTAATGTAGTGACTAAGAATCGTAATACTTTCCCTAAACTTAATCTGCAAAATAATATACTTAATAGTTTTGATTCTCTTGTTCATAATCCTTCTATTATGAATGGAGATGTTGCAGTATTAGAAGAACTTAAAAATAGATTATCCACATTAAACAATTCAGATACAAATGAAGTACAAGAAATCTTGGAAGAGCTTGCGGCAATCTTTAATAAATATAACTTCGGCATCAATAGGCAGGGTGTTATTAACTACATTCGTAATTTCGGTGATAGTAAACTTTCTAATATCACTAGTCTTGTCAACGATTTGCTAGAATTTAATAAAGTTGTAGCTAATGCGTCTAATATATTAAAGATAGATAATGAAGCACAACGTATATATTATGCAGGTGAATATAACAAAGCTAAGAACGATGAAGAATATGTAGTAGTTCCATTTGATAAGTCTCAACTACAATATAAAGGCGGTTATGCTAATAATATAGCTAATCGTATATCTGATAGATTTAAAGACTATCAAATAGTAGATTCTGAATTTAATAGTATTAATGCAGAGAACAATCTAGTTAGTGATATTCTAAAGAACAATTATATTAGTAAGTTCTTTGAAAGAATTAACGATAATCGTTATAATGATAATCCTACTGCTAATGCTGAACTTCGTGACTATCTAGTTAAGTTTACTAATATTCCTCAATATCAATATAGTAATATACTTATTGAAAAGACTTTATCTAATGGTAAAGTAATTCCCGGTCTACTTCGTCTTACCGATACTGGTTACGAACTTACTGAATATTATCGTGAGTTTGGTGCACAATTGTATAATGGTGTTAGTAATGAAGTTACAGGAAAGGCTAAATCTTATAAAGATATTAATGCTCTTGAATGGGATATTATTACTCTGAATGAATATGCTAATAATGGAGATAACTATGAAATGGCTAAAGGAGTTAAGAAATCTAAGTTCTTTACCCAAACTCCTTCTGACGCTCCAAAGACTTTCGTATTCAATAGCTACAAGTTAGATATTAATGATTTATTTATTAGACAAACAACAGGTAGTGAAATAATATTTGAACAATCTTCGTCTGAAAACTACAATGAAAGAACCAATATTAATGCAAACGCAGATGTAACAATAGCGTTTGCTATGGACTTTACGACTGCTGGCGAAAAGGTTACAAAGAAGTATGTAGAAAACAATAATAAATTGTATATCCCGATTGATATGAAAAATCTGAAAGGGGTAACAATAGAAGAGATAGCAGATAAGATTATAGATAATATAAATAAAAAATATAGTAGTTTATTTCAAAGAGATATAAGTATAAATATTGCAGGTAATGGTATATATACTTTTGAAAGATATAATATAAACCAAAATAGGATAGATTCATTTATTTATAATGTTCTAAGAAATGTTATAAATAGTCCTAAATTAAATGTTAAAGTAAATCTAATAAGAAGTGGAGGACAAACAGGTGCAGATGAATCAGGTGCTAAAGCAGGTAAACAGTTAGGAATAAAAACTATTGTATTAGCTCCAAAAGGTTATCGTTTTAGAAGAAGTGATAATAGAGATATATTTTCAGAAAGTGAATTTAAATCTCGTTTTGGGGAATATCAAACGAGTTCTTCTATATCTATAAATCGTACTCATCCTGTTTATGTAGCTTATGCTAATATCTATGCTAAAGAACTAGCAGAAATGGCACAAGCTATTAACTTCTTATTCGAGACTACTGTTGAGAACGGAGTAGTAACTATTGTTTCTGATGAAAATGGTAAACCTAAAATAAAAGAAGAGTTTAAAGATTTACGTAAATCAGAAGCTAGACTTAATTATCATTATCGTAAAGGTATTCTTGATGGCAATGGTAAACCTACTGGTAATGTATTTAAATTTAGAAGTCTACTTATTGATAAAGTTAAGAATCTTAGTAGATATAATAGTGAGACAGCCAAAAATGTAGATATGAATTGGTTGTTCGAGGGAGGTGACGTATTCTCACTCCTTTATGGGGGAAAGAATAGTGAAATATCACTAATACAAGATGAGAACGGAGAGTACAATATTAGACTTACTGGCGAGCTTCGTAATTCTGTATATAATTATATAGATAGTTATATTAATTATAGAATACAAGAAGCTATTACTAAATACAGTTCTGATAAAGAATTTGTAGATAAGTATAAGAACGCTAGTCAAGAATCATTCAATGCTTTCATTGCTGAAATGGTTCTTAACTATGAGATTCAATATAATAATCTAAATGATATGTTCTTCGGAGATGAAGCATATTATAAAGATTCTCGTGATACTATTAAACGTAATAAAGAATACCAAGCCGGAGGATTAACTTATGCAGGATATGATTTATACAATGTACAGAAGCATTTGGGAGATATAACAGTAGCTCCTAATAAGACTATTAGTGTAGATAGTAGTTTCAAATATATTACTCTTGAAGATGTTCAAAGTAGCGGTAAAGTTCTCGATGATTTAAAGAAACAATTAGATATAGCTAACGTATCTAAAGAAACTAGAGCTTTTATACTTAAACAGTTCTCTAAAGATAAGTCAGAAGTAACAGATGCTCAATCATTTATTACTCTTGATGAATTTGTTCGTAGAATGTATCTACGTGGAGAATATGATAGTTATAAAGATTTAATCGAAGCTCTTTATGACGAAACCAAGCCTATTGATAATGTTAAACTAGGAGAGTTATCTAAGAAGATACAAGTTCAGAAAAACTTCTATTATGACTTAGAAATAGATAATGATGCTAAGTTAGCTAATCCTATTCAGATTAAAAATGCAGAGTTCGTACTTATACCTAGATTCTTAGGTAATAGTGAACTTGGTGCTTTAGCTAAATATATGACTGATAATAATATTGGTCAGGTTAACTTTACTACTACTGAAAAAGCTACTACTAATAGAGTATTAGAGTTTTGGGATTCTCATGGGAAATTCCCCTCTAAAGAGAAGTTGAAACAGTTTAACTTGGATGTTCAAACTAAGTATAAAACTGGTTGGTATTCTAATCTTTATACCCAGCAAGATATTCCTCAACACATGGATGGTGAAAATAAAGCAGGATTGCAGATTGTTAAGAAGCTAATAGATAATATTGGTAATACTTCCGAAGGTCAGTCTCTTATTAAAGATTTCTTTGATAATTTTACTGCTAATATTCAAGATAGTTTCAAAGATGCTGCTTCTCGTATTGGTGTAGAGATTGATGCTAAAGGTAATGTAGTATATGAAGGTAATCAAGCTAAGATTGATAATAATAAGTTCATATCTCTTATTAAAGACGAGTTAACTCGTAGAGGATTAGATAGTAATTATCGTAAGTATGCTGAAATAAATCCTGAAACTGGATTGCCTTATATGCCTGCTTGGACTAATCTAGTTCGTAGCAAGATAGAAAATATTGTAAATAGTATATTTACTAATCGTGTTACTCGACAAGTACTTCCAGGATTTCATGCTAGTCAAGTTTCAGATATTGGTATGACCGAACTATCAGGTCGTAGTGATTTAAGAGATTTGATGCAATCTAGAGTAGAAGAGAAACACGGTTATTCTCTTGGTCGTAAACTAACTTATCATAAAGATGGTAGTCAGATAGTAGAAATACTGTTACCTAAATGGATGGTAAAGGCTTATAATACTTATGATTCAGAAGGTAATCTAGTTAATGAAGTTACTCTTGAAGATTTACAATCTGCTGGACTTGATACTATGATTAGTTATCGTATTCCAACAGAAGGTAAACAATCAGTAGCAGTAATGAAAGTTGTAGGTTTATTAGATGAATCTCAAGGTTCTACTATTGTTGTTCCTGATGAATGGGTATTACAGACTGGTGCTGACTTCGATATTGATAGTATCTATGGTATTTATCATACTGCTACATTCGATAAGAATGGTAAACTACAGAAAGTTGAATATATAGAAGGAGAAGATGATGCAGCAGTAAATAGAAGATATAATAATTATCTATTTAATAATCTAAGTAAAGAGAATATTCAAGATGCTAGAGATATTGCAATAGATTTAAGTCAAGAAGGACTAAGCTATGCGGAAGCCTATGAATCAGCTATTACTAAATATGCTGAACAAGGAGGACTTTATTCTAAAGAAGAATTTAGTAAGCTAACAGTAGCTCAACAGAATACTCGTGATGCTCGTAACAATAAGATAGTAGATACATTTATTA